AATCAGCGCCGACACCGTTACCGTTACCGTTACCGCCACCGTTACCGCCACCGTTACCGCCACCGGAGCCGTAGCCGTAGCCGTAGCCGGAGCCGTAGCCGGAATTAAAAAAATCAATCCGTCGTGTCATAGGTCGTTTGCGCCTCCTCGGATGCGGGAATGATTTCGATTTTGTTCGATAACAGGATCAGCGGCACGACTCCACTGATGCGGGACTTTGCGGTATCGATACCCTTTTCAGCGACCTCATTGAGAGTGAACGCGCCCTCCCATTTCCAGAGCCGTTTCGCGTTTTTAAGCAAAACTTCCGTTTCGGTCGATTGCAGAACTGTCCCGATATGAACACCTGCCGAATAGGTTCTGACGACACAGACCTTTCCGATCACGTCTTTGTAGATCGAATCGGATTCCGCGCCGATCTTACCTGAAAATAACGAGGCCAGTTGTTTAGCCTCTCCGATGGTTAAATCGTCGATATTTATCATTGTATTCTCCTAAATCGTATTTACATCTCCAAACCATTTGAAAATGCAGTACTGCCGCCAGTGGGAAATAAGCGGCAGGTCTGGAATTTCAAACGCAGTCTGTGCATCGATGCGGCTCTTCGGGTTTGTGGGCGCACCACACTTTCCATTTAACGCCACAATCGTAGCACTTGACCGAGAACAGGTCAAACTCTGTCGGGTCGAATCGTACGTCGCAATATATGCATCGCCGCATCGCCAATTCGTTCTGGGTCAACGGTAATTCGCAGTACGGACACAGATACGGTACGGGTTTAGGCATAGATGTCTCCTCCTCAAATTAATAGATTAAGTTGTTTAGTAGCTGATAGGTTATATGGAAGATGAGCGATAGACCGATGAACGCCTCGCCGGTCACGAGAGTAACGAGACGATCATCGTTGATGCCCCGTACATCGATGGCCGCTTCGAGCGCAATCAGCCAAAAGACGACGATGTACGTGACGGAATGAAAGACGAGAGCGAACAAGGCTAGTACAGGCATAGTTCGACCTCGCGTGGAAAGCACAGCTTATGTTTAGACATAGCAATACCTCATTGTGTTGGATTTTTGCGTTTAAGCGCAAATTTCGAGGCTCGAAGTTGTGGGTCTTCGAGCCTCGCCTATTCGCCGCTTAAGCGAGCCTATGGGATTAGAGCGCTTGGTACTGAGCCAACAGTGCACCGTGCATCGGGTTGGTCGGTGTGAGCGCCGAGAACTCGATGCCCATCGTCGTAAGAATCGGAGTTACCCAGTCCTTAAAGGCCGGTTTCGGTGTGCCGTCCTGCTTGGTCGTGCCGGCCGTCGTTTCCGGTTTTGCGGTTTTCGTCTTTTTGACGTACTTCACTGTATTACGGGTGTAGTAGTTCGCCGCCGAATGAATAACCGAAAGCATATCGGTATTTGACAAGGTTAATTTGTTGCCGTTCGATTCGGTATAACCGATAACGTCCGAAAATGCCTTGACGATCCGCGCCGAAAAACCGGCGAGACGTTTGTTGCGCGATTCGGTGGAAAGCACGATCTTGTCTTTTTTCGCGTTATAGTAAAAGGTTAAAACCTCATCCATTGATTTTTTCGATGATAACGACTTGCACAATTCGAGAAAACCGATTTTCGCGTTCGGCGTCTCTTTGTTCAAATCGGTACGGATTTTATCCATAAACGATTTAATCGTTGTATCTGCGAATTGACGATTTACGCCACCTTTTGACGATTCGATTAATTTACCTTGAAAGGTAATATAACCTTTCGCGTCTGATTTGATCGAATCGATTAATTTGCAAACCGCGCTTGCAAAGTCCTTTGATGTTTTGATGTTTGACATTTTTTTTATCTCCAATTAGTTAGATTTTCGTCCCTTAGGATATATCTGTAACCATACAGATAAGAGCTTAAACGATTGAAAAAGTAATCGTTTAAGCTCTTATCTACATATGCTTGAATAACAGATTTTAACTTTTTGAAGTTTGAGAGCTAAACAGGAAAATCTATAACCATACTAGGAAAGCCTTTTACTTTCCAAGTGAAAACAGATTTTTGATTTTCCTGTTTAGGCAAAATGTTAATTGGATTTCTTTTGTTGGTTTTACAAGCGCTGATTGACTGCGAGCGCGAACGCATCCTAAAAGCATTATCAGTCTTTTCGGTGTCTCTAAAAGAATAAAAGAGCCGTAACTGTCTGATAAAATACTGAGTGTTTCGTGGAGAGCGAAACTATCTGGAGTAAATCCGAAAAGCAAACAAGACAAGTAGTTGAGAGCTTGTACAGTAGGCGCAAAAGTAAAAGGATGTTCTGCGAGTGCCTAAAGGTTTGAATTTCGTTTTATCCGTTAGTGCCGAATCACGACAACCAACATTTGAGAGTAAAACCATAATTAGAATAACAAAATTTCGGAGAATGTCAACTGGAAAATAGCGCAAAATGAAAAAACCTTGTTTTTGTTGAACATTAGGACAAAAAAAAGAGCTAGGCGAGTACCTAGCTCAAAACAGACACTCAAAAGAGCGTATAATCTAGTCAATTTTCGTAGTCTTGCGCGATAGGTGGCCGAAATCGTCAAAAACGCGAACGTCCTTAGACTCGCACGAACGGCAAAACAATTCACAGCTGGGATTTTCCGACCGCATTTTATAAGCTCTTTTGTTCGCGCTTGGCGCAAAAACGTTTTTGCAATCAAAGCAATAGAATTTTACAAAGCTATGTTTGTCTTTACGTTCTCTCAATTCATAGGTAACCGCACCATAAGACAGTGCGTAAACTGTCTTGGAATCGTCCCCAGCAAGTTTTTCCGGCAATTGCAAGGTAACCTGCCTAGTAACCTTTTTAAGCTCTGAAAAACCGGCGAGCAGCTCAATGCGTTTATAATTTTGCTGCTTAAGGTTCGTCGCATCATTTGCGGTTATTGCTTCGATCTTGCGCGTTTGATGGGCAATAGCTCGCAAGGTTTTTCGTAGAGGTTTGCTAGGGACATCTTTCGGAATGTCGGAAAGCTCGCAAGTCAGGTTGTGCAATTTCCGATTAATCGTTGAAAGCGATTTTTCGTTATGCGGATTTACCACAGTTTCGAGATTCAAATCGTTTGCACCCAAAACAGATAAATCATTTTCAGAATGCCGAAAAGCATTCGATAACAGTTTACAGACCTGCTTTGTAACGTGATAACAAACGGAATCAAATTCAAGCTCATAACTCGCGGAGCTTGAAATAATCGTTTGTTTCGGTAAAAGCTCAACAGATGTCTTTTCGATATCCTGCGCTACTTTCGGTAGTTTCGGCAATTCAAACCCAGACACGCTAAAATCCCGTTCGGGTAATTGAAAACTTCCAGTTACTTCTAGCTTAGACGCAATGAATAACGCAGGGAATAAGTAGTAGCGTGATAAAACCTCAAACGAATTTAATGCTTTATAGCGTTTATGCTGTACGTGACAACCAAAGTTAAAAGGTTTGTTTTCTTTTCTCATAAGTTAGATACTCTCCATTAGTTTAGATTGACTGGTCAAACCAGTCTTGTAAGTATTCTAGCACCTAACATCCGAATGTAACTAGATACAAAACACAGTATTAAGATATACGCAAGGCAAAAGAATAACGGAATGTTTGCTAAGCCTAACAGACGCAATAACTTAGCTCATCGAGTTTCTCTCAGAGATTTTCCATTATTTGCCCGACCCACAAAGTGTACAGTGCTTTGAGTGTCCACACTCGAAAGGTAGCTAGAATGAAATAAATGTATATGTATCAATAGTTTACCGAATTTAGGGTGTGGGTGGGAGTCAAACAAGGCCGAAGGGTTGTCTCTAACCGGACGATCAGAGATATACTCTCACTCTCAAATGCCTCTGATTCCTGCAAAAGTCCATATTTCTCACACAAAATTAAGTATTTTTTTTCTCTGATCCAATGTTTTATTTACTTATCATCATAAGTAAGTTGACACTGATAAGCGATCTGTGCATAATGTTGTTTGTTGGCGTATCCGGACAGGAGAAGATGGACACGCCGGAGAGGGGAGTAGCTTTGCTGGGTGATGGACACCAGTCTCGTGGAAAGCGAGCAGACAGGTTCGAGTCCTGCGCTTCCCTCTTTTCAATACTATGAAAAAAGAAATAACGAAGTACTATTGTCTGTGCGACCGGTGTCAGTGGACTTGGACGACCCGAGGCGACACGCTTCCGGCTGTCTGCCCGAACTGCAAGTCGAACAAGTGGGACTCCGGACAGAAAGAGGCTCCGAGTGTCGCCACTGGAGACGTGATCCCCACACTTACATCGACTCCGTCATACACTCCGAAAGGTGTCGAGTACGAGCCGAAGCCGAAGAACCCGTTCAAGACCAGTCCATATGTGTTGGAGGCTACCGAGGAGCTGACGTATACCGATGATGTGGAGGGCGCATAAATATGGCTACTCGAAAAATGTGTATCTGCGGCCATACTGAATCTCTCCACGGGACTCCGCTACACCGGCCAGTCAATACTGTTTGTCGGGCGATAGGTGAGCGCACCAGCAGCTGTGGTTGCGACGAGTTCCGAGACCGGACGGCTGCCTGTTCCTGCGGACATCCCCGCAGCTCCCACGGAGAGGGATCACGAAACTGCGTCAGCGGACTCTGCTCCTGCATCGGGTTTGCCGCCGCAGTTACTGCGACCGTCACCGCTCCTGTCGTGTTGTGTCGATGCGGTCACGATGTAGATGCCCACAGCGGAACACACGGCTGTATGATATGCTACTGCACCGAGCGGCCATCGACTGCCGGAATCGGGAGCGTGAATACTGCGGAGTGGGTAGATAGCAACACCGCACCCTGTGCGACCCGAGGGTGCGAAATCATCCTTGTCGGGGCTGGTGAGCGGGAGCGGCCTAATTACTGTATGCCGTGCGCGAGCCGTCGTCGGGAGGTGCTGGGTCGAATGGCGATCAATGCTGGTCGTTTAGGGTACGTACCGGTCTGCGACTTCGAGAATACGGCGCTCGCTGGTCGGGATATGAACGAGCTAGTCAACGACGTGACGATCCCAACCGAGGCGCTGGAGCAGGTTCTCGCCCTCCAGATCGCCTACCAGTCCGAGCCGACACCGTTGCCGACACCTGCCCAGCTGACAGGGATCAACGTCTATCGGTCTACTGCGCGTACCGCAGACTGGAGCGATTACATTGATGGGGCAGAGATGTCGAATCCCCAGAGCGCCGTCGATGCTGCGCTGACTGCCACGTCCGTCCAAGAGGGGCTGGCGCGAGTCGCCCAGCAAGGGTATGAGATCACTACGGATGTCACCGAAGAAACCCAGCAGTGGATGCGGGAGAGTAACCGCAGATTCTACTTGGAGCGCTCCGTCCGGTATATGCGTGAGTTTACGACCACCACCAACGCTGCCGCCGCCCGACAGACGGCTGTTAATATACTGAGGGTTGTTGGAGAGCAATACGGTTTAATCGATATGAATGATGAAAGACAAGCAAATGTGTTACTGTCAGCCATCGGCAATGCCGAAACCAGAGCCGAGCTGGTGCGTATGTACGAGCAAGACCGACCACGGTTTATGGCTCTGATCCGGCAGGAGAGTACTCGCCAAGAGCAGCAGCGAGCCGCTTCCCAGTCCCACCGTGAGCGCATCCAGCAGCGGGTTATGATGGAGCGAGGTGAGTACGGCGGCGAGGCAGAGCTTCGACGCGATCTGGAGCTGCTTCGCTCCCAGATGAACGATCCGACCAACCACGTAGCGGTCGTCGAGCCGGTCGCAGTGGCCGAGGCTGTCGAACCACCCAAGCCGGTTTTCCGGAAATATTACGATGCCGAGTGGTTGGAGACCTATCTCAAGCTGACGATTGCCGAAACGAGGAACACTGCCAAGCACAAACGTCGGGACACCGATCTGAGAGGAGTGTTATGTTGCTACTACGCCCACCCGACTGACAAGCGGCTGCCGTTCATCATTCAGAAAGACGGCACGATAGTTACCGATAAGGCGTGGAAGCTCCGGCTCAAGGATATATTCACCGGCTCGTACCGCAAGCTGTTCCAAGATACCTGCGATCTGTTCGCAGTGCCGCTCGTCTATAAGTCGAAGCACGACGGAGACGTGTTGGTTACGCTATGTATAGCCGACGACATCGAGCTGTCGTTCGATTCGGTCGACGTAAAACCCGACCTGAGTGCGGTTTGCGAGGTGACGGTTCGTCAGAAGCAGCCAATCGGCTGCGATCTCGGGTTGTACACGATTGTACAGCGTGATATGCACATTAAAAAGCCGGCCACGAACGTCGTCGGCAAGCTGAATTTATCAATAAACGTAAAATAATATGGAAGATACGATGTCGAAACAGCGGCGAGCCTATTTAGCTCGCCCGAAATGCTGGAAATGCGCGGCCAACGGCAGAAATGTACTGGCGACGACCTCCAGTGCGAAGCGGGGAGACCCGATGTGCTGGCGCTGCGACCCGCAATATGATTCCAGCGGTCACAAATCACGTAAACAGGTCAAAAAACCACGCCCCAAGACCGTCAAAACCGGTAAAAGGTCGGAATATATGCCCGACGAGCTGGTCGATGCGTACGAATTGGTCATTACAGACAAGGAGTACACCTCTTTGCACGAGGATATTGCCACCGACGAGGCCAGAATCCGCGCCGAACTGCTGAAAATCAAGGAAAGTCCCAAATCGAGCACCCCGTTCATCAAAAAACTGGCCGAACAGCTCGGTGCCGGTAAGAAATTGATCCGTCAGGGACGCAAAAGCCCGATGACCCTGCTCGATGAAATCTCGGCCACGATCCACGGAGCGGAGGCAGGGGTCAATGTCTGGGAAAACTACGACCGCATCGTCGAGCATAAGCGTAAACTGGTCGAGTCGGAGACACGGAGGCTCGTGTCTCTCGGCTGGTCGCCCGAAATGCTGGAGTTGCTCATCAAGGACATCGCCGGAATCTTGGAGCGGCTCGCCGCCGACAATACTCTGAGTGCGGCAGCGTTCGTCGACCGGCTCGGCAAGAGCAAACTATTCTCCGGAGCAGTCCTGCGGCTGGCTCCGGCAGAGGAAACTTCATTAGCCGATCCGGCTGCCCAGCTGACGGCTCTGGAGGTCACCCGCAGGGAAATCAACGTCACCGACCGAGGTGCCGTAGTCACGAGTGTCGACACTCAGGAGGTCGACCAGTTACTAACACTACTAGAGGAGAGTTAATTTAATGAGTTTAGAAAACAGATTACAAGATGCCAACAGGCGTATGAAAACAGCATCAGACCCAGTAAAGTCCGGACACGTTCAGGAGGCACTGGCTCAACACGAGACAGTTTTAATAGAGATGGGGGACTTGCTGCACGAACTGCACAGACGTGTCAGTCCGGTACTGATTCCGCAACCCGCTGACGCAGCTGACGGCTGCTGCCCGACCGAGCAAGTCTACGCCTCGGAGCTGGAGACCGAGATCAACCGGCTGACCGACCGTGTCGGAGAAATCAACTCCCGCATCAGATACATTTTAGGAGCATTGAGAATATGAACAAAATAAAACCTTTAGGCAATTACATCGTCGTCACGCAGGAGAAATCCAGCGAGACTCTAGTGGACGGAGGCGTGGTGGTCGCCGCCGATATATCCAAGACCAAACCGCTGTGGGGCTATGTCCTTTCTATCGGAGACCACGTTGCCACGGTCAAGGTCGGAGATCGTGTCCTTTTCGAGCAGTACGCCGGTAAAGCGTTCAAGTTCGATGGGGAGACGCTGCTGCTTATGAGCGTCAACAGTCTCTATGGCATTCTGGATGCCGACACCAAAGTCGCCGTCGTCTAATTTGCAAAAGAAAAGCGACTGTGTTATAACATAGAACAGGCAGCGATTCTCTCCGATCATCCCCTGAAAGGAACCGTCCGAATCTGTTGTCTCATAGTTTAGATACTCATCGAGGGTCAACATCTGAATCACCGGATGTTGACCTTTTTCATTGGATGGTGTTATTGTAATACCGGCGACTCGACTCACGACACCCGTGTTACAAAAATCATTTAGCGACAGAATCCTTGGAATCTTCAAGGATACGCTCGCCCCGAGCAGGTCGATGACCTCAGAGGGAGCGGAGCTTATTCAGCTGCTCGACGACCCTAACGGTTGGCGGCAGTTTTTGCCACGTGTCGGTCGCAGCTCTTTCAAATCCGCATTCGCCCCGTTCCACGCCGAGTTCTGGGACTGGTACTGGCACCTGACCTACCTCCGCAAGAAAGGACTGCCGATCACTCAGGAGATATTGACGTTCATCGCAGCGTGGGGGCGCGGCAATGCCAAGTCCACCTCGGTCGAGTGGGCGTGTCTGACCGAGGGTATGATGGGGCTGGAGGGGTACGTACTGTATGTCTCCCTGACACAAGCCTCGGCAGAGAGCCACGTGGCCGCAATTCGTAAGCGTCTCGAATCGTCAGACCTCGGATACTTCTTTCCCGACCTCGCAGAACCCAAAATCGGTAAGCACAAGAACCGCTACGGCTGGCGGCAGAACTTTCTCCAGACCCAGTCGGGCTGGGCGATCCGTCCGCTCGGGCTGGATACTGCCGTCCGTGGTTTGAAAGAGGAGGACTTGCGCCCCAGTCTGATCGTCTTCGACGACATCGACGGGTACAAGATGTCTCCGGAGATTGTCCAGACCAACTTGGATACGATTGCCCGTGACATCCTGCCAGCCGGTACGTCATCGACTATCCAGCTGGTCGCCAACAACCTCATCGGGGAGCATACTGCCGTCAACCAGATCATCGAGGGTCATACGACCGTGATGGCCGAGCACGTCCCGTCCGTCTATCCGGCGTTCGACGTGATCGAGGTCGAGAAGAGAATCGACCGCAAGAGCGGGGAACCTGCGTACGAGATCACGAAATGCACACCGATCTGGGAGCACTTCGATAGAGAGACCGCTCGGGTCAATCTGAACAAGCTGGGGCTGGAGGCTTTTATGGCCGAGTACCAGCACGACTTCACGCTCGACCGGACGGATAGGGTTATACCCGAGTACGACCCGAACCTCCACGTCATCACGTGGGATCAGTTCCGGACGTTGTTCCCGAACACCCCTCTCGACGGGTACGTTCCCCAGCACTGGCAGATAGGTGTGGGTCTCGACGTGGGTTTCACCGACAAGCATATCTCCGGCTGGTCTTGGATCGCTATGTCGGCAGAGGACTCGGTGCTGCCGTACTGTCACTTCCGGTATCGGGTCAAGACCTACACGACCGAGGGCGGCAATGCCCACAGTATGAACGACCAAGCCCGTGACGTGCTCGGGATCATCAATTACCGTGACCCGAATACCGGAGAGATGTGGAAAGAGTCCGACCAGTACGCGACGATGAAGATGTCGCACGAAGCACTCAACGAACGGATGGTTCTCGTCAGGGAGTATGAGCTGCTGTTCTCGGTCGCCCAGTTCGGCAAAGAGGACGGGATTCCCCAGTGGCGCTCGCTCCTACGTGTCGACAGGAAACTGCCGCACCCGTTCCACAAGGACACGTACAACGAGGCCACGGGGTTGTACGAGCTGGGTCGCCCCAACTTCTTTGATGTGGTTTTCGACACAGATGCTCCACGTTCGTCGGGCGATATGGCGATTGCCCAGTATCAAGTTATGAATTGGAAACGGGTCAAGCCTAAACTGACGGCGACCGGTATCCAAAAGTCTCAGCCGATGAAATGGGAAGATGACGTGAACGATTCGACCCGTATGATCTTGGCCGAGCAGTCGCTGGCGGCAACCCCGCTCTCCAGCGTTCAGCGAAAGCTGCAAGCGCTCCGGAGCAAGGTCGGCAGCCCCAACCCCGAATTGAAGATCGGGTATCACGACTACACGGGTCAGTTGATGGCTCGGGTAATGGATTTGCAGGAGATGGAGAGGGAGGAGGAGCGTCGGTCAGCCGCAGGTCAAGCCCTGCTTAACAGTCTGATCCGGCCTCCGATGTAAAACTATGGATCAACACAAGCTAATGGATTTATATGAGCGCGAGCCGGACGGAAGAGTACACCTGTACCTATTCGAGATGCCGATAGACGGCGTGACCGACCGTTATGGAGGCGACATTCCGGCACTTAGCTGGGAGGAAGCCCAAAGCAAGGTCGGTCTTTTCGGAGGTACAGTCATAGGAGTGGGGGCGTGCGTGATTGTACCGTCATTATGTGCTATATGCAGTGGCGAGATCGTAAAGGATATTACCAGTGTCGAACCTACCGGCTCTGACGAATGGGGGAGTGTGATTGGTGATGATTAACATAGTAACAGTGTTGAAGCTGCTTCGGAGACTGCCGGAGCTGATCGAGTTTATGGACAAGCACCGACCGGTTCTTGAGAAGCTGGCGGCGACGGTCGAGCGGTTCGACGATTTCATCGAACAGGTCGGAGACCAGCTCGACAATATCGACAAGGCTGCTCAGCTGATTACCACCGGCTACGCGCAAGCGATGCAGTTCTCGTCCCAGTTTTCCGTACTTCCCCAGACCGTCGAGTCGGTAGAGGCAGAGCTGACCACCGCTCTCGCTGCCGTCAAGACGCTCCAGATGTCACCGGCTATCGGATCGCACGAGATCAACCGCAAGAACGAAAGCCTTGCCGTGCTCCAAGATCAGATCGATAATTTGAACAAACGCAAGGAGGAGTTGAATGCAGCCCAACCTACCAGATAACCCCGCCGCTATGCCGTTGCAGCAGCGAGCCAAGGATCGCTTTATAGACCAGATCGAACGCCGTCAGGAACAGGGAAAGACGACGACATTCGAGGCTCTCGCTACCCGCTTGCGGGAGCACTACTCGACACTCGACAACGCCGCTCGTCGGGCATTCGCCAAGTCGGCGCTCCGAATGTTCGCCAACTACGAGAACAAATGGACGGGGTACGCGAATGTATTGACCGGCCAGTGGGTCGAGCCGACCGCATCCGGAAACGATGTCAACCTGACGGTGCCACTGCTGACAGCGCACGTTGACACGGCAATCGTCAACTACACGAAGACCAAGCCGGAGTACAAGGGGATGCCGTTCATCAACACGGAGCTGAACCGCAAGCTGGCGCGAATGTGCGCCGTCATCGCGCATCGGGAACTCAAGCGAATGCTCACGTTCTCCGACCTCCAGCGCGAGGCGCAGTATATGGCGCTCGCCACCTTGAGCTACCGGAACATCAAGATGGATTATCGTCCCGACAGCCCGATCATCTTCAAGGAAGTCGAGCAGACGCAGGATGTCCCGATGATTCAGCTGACGTGCACCAACTGCCAGTACACCGAGAAGATTCCGGCGATGGAGCTTTCGAGTGGCGACACTCAAGGGGCAATCAACTGTCCGGAGTGTTTGTCGCCCAAAATACAGGTGATCCCACAGACCGACCAGCAGCAGGTCAAGGTCAAGGTTCCGGTACGTCTGCCCCGTCCGGTCATCGAGATACCTAATCCGGTCAACGTCCAGCGCGATTTTAATGCGATGACGTTCCGCAAGGGCAAGTTCGTGATCGTCCGCAGACGGGTTCCCAAGAAGACTGCCGAGTTCTACTACCAGATAGACTTGACCGGAGCGAACTCCAGCACGGCAGCCGAGTCCATCGCCACCTCTCAGATGGCACGGGAACCGATCCGCAACGACAACTCGACCGTCCCGCTGTTCGACATCGGCGGGTACGTGACCGAGCAGAACGAGTTGATCGAAGAGACGCACCTGTGGCTCGACCCGTCCGAGTACGGGTTGTTCTTTGCCGACAGCCAGATGCTCGGAGCGGTCTACCCGCACGGGTTGTACATACTGATGTGTGGCGATCTCGTGATCCGCAAGCGATCTGCCCGACTAGACATCGAGTGGGTCGGTCTCCAGCAGGGTATGCGTCCGGCCTCGAACGGAGGTACCGGTATGGTGCATCTGGCCGATATGAACGAGGTCATCAATAACTGCCTGTCACTGGATTACGCAGTGCTCAGAACCCACGGGTTCCCGCTCCGCATCCTCCGTGAGCGCTACCTGTCGGCGCTGCCGCAAGCCTCCCAGACGCTGCTGGCAACCAAGATTCCGGATGACGTTCCGCTCGATGCTGTGATCCATACCGAACAGCCGTCGAACACGTCCGGTATGGTCGGGATCATCCCCCAGATAATGCAGCAGCATATGAGTTTCATCGCCGGTACGTTCAACCCGATGGATGCCGGAAACGGCGCAGCGAGAGATATGCTTGGCTCTGCCACTGGAGCAGCAGCACTTGAGGGGATGATGAACTCCCGTCAGGGTTTGAATCTCCAGATGCGTCTCGAAGCGGACATCGACACGATGTACTCGATCCTGTACTTCTTGCAGCAGGACGACCGCAACCGTGAATTGTTCATCGAGGAGTTCGACGAAGCGACCGTCGATGCGTTCTTCAAGAGTACCGACCTCAGAAGCTCGTTCTATTTCGAGCCGGTAAGAGGTACTGATGAACCCCAGTCCGAATCGGCCAACGCATTCAAGATGATTACGTTCGCCCAGAACATCGCTCCGCTGACCGGTCTGCACGAGTACGATAAAGAGACGTTCTACGATCTGGTTGCCAAACTCGGAGACTCGCTCAACATCGATGTCGAAATCGGAGCAGGTCGCAAAGAGCGCAATCTGGCCGACAACAAGATCACCAGAATCAAGGAACTGTACAAAGAGTACAAGAACGATCCGATGCTTGCACAGGCCACCCCAATCGACATCGGCTGCAATCTGTACCAAGCAGTCACGATGAAAGATGTGATGGTTGTTTCATCGATTGCACAAGCTCTCGCGCAGAAAGAAAAAGTTGCCACGGCACCGATCATCAACGAAGTTCAGGCAATGGCCGCTTCGATGGTGCAAGCACCTCCGGTCGAGATTTATCTCTACGACTGGGACGCTCTCGTCGTCAGCTATTCGGACTGGCTCCAATCCGATGAGGGGCAGAACGCAGCTATACCGGTACAACTCGCTGTCGGTATGCTTTTCGCCTACGCACAGGAGATGAAAGAGCAGAAAGAGTGGTACGAAAAATTGAAGATGGCCTCGATGATTCCTGCTCCGGAAGACCCTAACGCCCCTGCGGGTCAGGACTCCGGTACGTCATCCGGCAGCACGAAGAAAGACGGAAAAGCAGCGGGGTCTACCGGTCGCCCACGGCAGCCGTCAGCCAGCCGGTACGCCGAGGGAAAAACTCGGGAAACCGCTAAGTAACCTGTCGATGTGGTAGAGGAGCATCTTCTACCCACTCTTGACAGAATTGAAAAATAGGTGTATTAATCTAAAACTAGGTGACCGTCCCGTCACCTAACCCGATAGGAGTTAGAAACAAAAACAGTATGGCAGTAGAGTTAAAACCCAACTCGCAGTACGTATCAGATGCGGCTTTTTTTGCTAATCAAGGTCTCGGCTCGTCGTTACCTGTATCAAATCCGACCGAACCAGCCACTTCGCAAGAGCCTGTACAAGATGCACCTGCTAATCAAGGGCAACCAACCGCAGCACAACTACCGTTGAACCCAATCGCCGCACCGTTTCCGGCCTCGGAATTGCCGCCGCCTCCGGCAGCAGAACCAACACCGGCACCGGTCGTCGAGGAACCGACCATCGATCCCAACGATCTGTTCTCAACGGAATTACCGAATACCGTTCCCGAACCGGCTCAAGACCCCTTGAGTGTCGACACTGGAACAGTTATTCCGGACGTTTCGACCACTGTTTTCGACGAGTTCAAACCGGCAGCAGACGCTCCGGACTGGCAGCGAGAGCAGTTTGCCAATATCGTCAACGACCCGAATTTCAGCGAGCAGGACAAACGCGACATCCTCGCGCAGAATCCGCACTCGTGGGTCAAGCAACGTAAATGGCAGCGTGACTCCAGAACCCTCGGCAGATTCAGAGACCCGAACGTCCCGATCACGGACATCCTCGGCGCTCTGAGAGAGCAGAACACCACTCGGGCTGAACAGCTTGAGATCGAGAGTGCTGCTTCTCTGCTATCGAACGCCGAGAAAATCGTACGTTTTGCGGAGAGCCAGCCGGAAGTATATTCCCAACTGATGCTCGCGTTAATCACGGAAGCTCCGGAACAGATGACGCAGGTACTGGGAAAGCAAGGTTACCTCGTAACCAAAGCTGAACCGGCGAACGCCGACGACATCTTGGCGAAGCTGATGGAGAATCCGTATTACGCATCGATTCGGGACACCGAGTTCGGTGACGAGGTCGTCAACACGATTCGTGATCTGGCGACAAAGGCAGGTTCCACGGAACCGACCGAGCCGACCGAGCCGAATCAACCGGCACCGACCGGCTTCCAGAACCCTGAGTTCGTCTCACGGGTCACGGAGACCGTCGAAACCACCAAGACGCAGGTGTGGGACAAAGCGTTATCGGATGGACTTGCCCGTGAGGGGATCAAACCGGCGACCAAGGAAGAGATCGCCGCCAACCCGCTCGCGTACTTCAAGACCATTATGCACAACATCGCTGTTCACGGGTTGGAGGGCGTAGTCCCCAGCTCGGACAAGCAGATCGACAAATTCGTTGGTGACAATCCGGACTATCTGGAGACCTTACAGGCTCTGGATCGGTATCTCAGCAGCGGAGAGTTGGACAAGTTCAAGGATGAAGCGAAGACGCTTGCTCCGGTGTACCACCAATTCGGTGCGGCACGAGCAGGAATCCCGTTCATCAAGGGGCTGTACAACCAAGTACAGAAACTTCTCGGGGAGAAACCGGCTGTGACTCAGCCGCCGCCTCCCGAACCGACCGTACCGCAGACCCCGACCGGCAACCCGCCGATTACACCTCGTGACAACGGGTGGGCTTCTGACAGGTTGTTTTTCGAGAAGCAGAACCGACAATAAGTTTTTAATACAGGTAACGACACAGGAGACATAGAAGTGGCAAATAATACAACGACACTCGAACTACCCAAGATGGTAGAAATCCTCGAAGACCTGCGTGTCCATCAAGTGTTGGAATGCAAGTTCGAGAGACGGATGCGGGAAGTCCAGACCAGTTTGAACTGGAACCCCCGTGGAATTTTAAGCCCGTACGAAACGGAAAGTGACTACAACCACTTTGCCGTCTCGGAAGCTGGTGTGATCCAGTCGGGCGGCACGTCGGAATACCAGATTCTCAAGCAGACGATGCGGAGCCTCTGGAAATCCGTGAACATCACTGGTGAACTTGCGCGTCTCAAGAGCGAGCAGTTCGTCGGCATCAAGGAAGAATACGGTCAGGAGATCGACGACACGATGGCGATGGGCTTGGCCTCGCACCGCGCCATCGAGACCATTCTCAAGCGGTCTTCCCAGATTTACAAACGGCTCAAGAATTTCTACGCCATCAACGGCGTAGACAGCTCGCCCATCGGTTCGGTGACCGGCGCTCCGGCGGGTAACGTTGTTCCGTTCGCGTGGACGGGTGATGTCGGCAACCGGATGTTGTTCAAAGGGATGAAAATCCAGTTCTACGACATCTCGGCCACGACCCTCCGGAAGAACTCCGGCGACTACGGCGCACCCCGCTCGGAGACGCAACAGTATTCGCAGGTGTCGGCCACGGTCGATCACCGGTATTCGATCAACGCCGCCAACAACGGTGCCGTGACGTTCGACGTTCTGCCGACCGTCGCACTGGCCGCTGGCGATACGGCGCACATCCTGCAAGGCTACGGCGCGATGCCGCAGGGCTTCTTTTACTGGGTTAGCGACACCGGTAACCTAAATGGTTCAGCCGGTAACATCGCTCGCTCGGTCTGTCCGGAAGTCTTCTGCTCGGTCGTTCAGGACAACTCGGCCAACACAGCCAACACACCGGCACTGATGCTGGCGATGGAGTCGATGTTCCGTGGCAAGATGTCGGAAAACGAACCGATTGCAATGGAAATCTGGATGAACAAAGCGCAGGTCTACAAGTACCAGCTGTTCGGTATGAACAGCTCGGTCGCAGGTGGCGCGGCGTTCAACGTCAGCCGGTTCGGTGATTGGACGGCTCCGACTGCGATGGATGTCGGCATCCCGCACAAGGGACTGTCGTTCAACAACATCCGGATCGAGGAAGATCGGGACGTGCCGCCGTCGAAGAACATCTGGATCGACTGGCTCGGCTGGCAGATTGACCAGCAAACGCCGGACACGATTTACGAATACCATCAGAACCAGCAGATGTTTCAGGCTCACTCGGCGTACGGCGAGCCAATCGACGCGAAACAGATCACGATGTTCTCGCAATACAACTACCGTTGCACCAAGTTCAAAACCCAAGGGTTTCAGGACGACTTGGCGTTCGACGGCAACCAGATTGCCCAGCCGTAAGGTTGAGCAATAGCTCGGGGGAGCAGCAGAGGTTTGTGCTCCCCCTTTTCAGGGTTTGTATCATTGACTAAAAGTCGAGCGCTAGGTGCGAACCCTGTTTTCAAATTTTAATGATAGTTGCACCAACACAATCAAAACGATTATTTACGTTTGACGAACTGGCGACCGAGGATGGTCGTCGAGAATACTACCGTGTCGATCTTAAAAATACCGACACGCTTCGTAACGGTCTCGTAGAGCCGTACCTGAACCCAGCCTTTAACGATGACTTGCTGGAACGGTACGGCTGTGATGTTCACGGGGATCAGTTGGTCAAGATCAGCTGGGCAGCCGACATCCGAGCTACCCAGTTCAAAGATGCGGGTGCGATCACGATTCCGTACCTCGGTCGCAAGTACCCGTGGCGAGGGGGGTTCCGGTTGAAAGTGACAACCGGATACTCCTACACGGATACCGATGGTAACAAGGTAACCGTCCGCACCCTGGCAGATGTGCCACAAAGAACTGCATTCATCGAGGAGTTCGAGTACGATGACCTCGGCGCACGTAAGTTCGTGGTCGAGATGAAATACACGCTGGAGCAAATGGTCAAGATGGAGTGGTGCCCACCACCGGATACTCCGGAGGGCGAGCAGTGGTGTGTACGCAACGGTAAGCGGTACCGTGTCGCCCCCGACCCGAAAGGTGAGTACATCTTCGGGTTCTTTATCGAGGACAAAGACGGCGAGTATCGGGACGTGACCGCACTCGATGTTCAGGGCATCCACGACATTTTTAATCGCGCCCTCAACGAAACGGACGAGGAGCGGGTAACGCGCAAGGTGGAAGAGTGGGAGCGCATCCAGAAACGGATGAAGCTGAAAGAGGCCGAGCAGGAGCTTATCTCGTGGGAGGAAGCGATTGTTCGAGTAGAAAATAAGAGGAGAGGAGTTGTTTATGTCTAACAAAGCAAAAGACGAAGATAAGAAAGCGGAAGACACCACGAGTGTCGACACTCAAGAGGTATCGGCAGCCGGAGAACCGGCAGCGGATTTCAAACCGATTCCGGAACACGCAGTTGCCGCCGCGCCGGTAGACGTTCCGGTAGGTGAACCGGTCGCCAACGCGCCGGAAGAAGAGGGGGTCAATCTGGTTAGCGATCTGACGGCGCTCACCACGGCCGCAGCCGGTAAGGTCGACAGACTGATGGAGACAGGCTTGAAGTTCCAGCAGTTCGTCCGTGAAAACGAAACCAAATTTCGCCGGATCGAGAGCATCCAGCAGGGCTATAACACGCTTAAAGAGGTATCGGATGATCTGTCGAAAATTATCGACCTCGCCAAAATCGATGCCCTGACGAAGCAGCTGGAGGACGCTCTCGCCAGTATCCAGCGCAAGGAGGCAACCGGACAAGATGCCTAAGATGAACAAGGTCGTGTCGGGTGCTCTTGACAGCATCCGGCGCGTCATCCAACACCACGAGCAGTGCAAGTTCGTCATTCATTTCTGGATGCCGTTCTTCAACATTGCGATGGGGGGTTTCAGATTCCCACAGATTCCGGACGATTACATACCGTCCGGAGTTTTGATTCCGCTCGTCGACATTACACAGCGGCACATCGATTCGTTCGCCCACCCGACCACGGGCAAGTTGACGGTCTTCGAGTCGCCGTTCACCCAAACCATCGTCCAAAGCTATCTCGACCTCCAGCGTCGGTACGGCAGGTACGGACTAACGATGGTTGAGCCGCTCTCGTGCACGCTGGGTGAGGCTGAGGAGACCATCGAAGCGTTCGACTTGATGTACTCGGAGTTCAACGGGTATCTACAAGACCTTGCGGATTTCTTCCGCATCCAGTCGCCGGTCGCTCACCAGCTCGACAATCCGATCAAGCGCTGTAAGGTCACGTACGACCAAGCTCTCGACAACCTGCTGGCAAGCGGACGTATCTCCGAGGTTATGTACCAGCGGCTAATGGCTGCTGTCCACGACTTCCAGCGTTCGGTCGAGTTCGCTCACCGGACAGCCTTGTCTCCTCAGGACGGCATCCTGCCGAACTCCATCAAGTACGTCAACGCCGGTACCAAGAAAGACGGACTGGATGAGGCCGATCTCTGGATCGCTCGCCAGTTCCCCGACTTCAAGGTCAGCTCGCGTTTGCAGGGCAAGGAAGATACCAACAGCATCGACAAGCTCGTCGAGGTGTTGGCCGACCGTCTCGTCGGAACCCCGAAAGCCGCAGTCGTAAATCCGTCCGCAGCACCGACCGATCTCTGGGCGCTTCTGACGAACGCGACACCGGAAGAGAAAGCAGCGCTGCGAGCGATCCTCGGCATCGACACGCAGCCGTTGGGTACTCCCGCAGCTGTTCCGGCGACTTCGAGTGTCGACACTCAAGAGCCGGAGGCAGTCGATTACGAGGACGCTTACGACCCACCGGCATTCACGCAGCAGTGCAGCGGTACCACCCGCAACGACACCCGCTGCAAGCTGGATGCTCGGCAGGGTCATATGACTTGCACGGCACACGCCGATCAAGAGGAGTCGATCCTCGCAGCGATGCGGGGTTTAGCGGAGCAAGCAAGTGCATAAGACTGTCGAAAACGTAATCGCCGCAGCCCGTATCCTTATCCGTCGTCCGAGCGAGCAAAAACTCGCCTCGGACGATATGCGGTACTTGCTGCACAACGTTCTGGACGAGTTGAACGGGATGGCGCTCAAGCGCAACAGAGACTACTTCACCTCGTCCGAGCTGATTACGTTAGCGTACAGCGCTCCGTTGATCGCGTACACGATCACGTTGTCGGTGACGGGGGACACTGAGTTCTATCCGATCCATCTGGTGTATCAGAACCTGAACCAGAACCCCGACACCGACCCTTGGTACAAGGTCAACCACGTCAAGATTTCACAGTACCCGACCGAGAGCAATAAGAATGCTCCGGTCTACGCCTTGCTGGAGACGGTGCTCGGGGCGACCAAGGCAGTCAAAATACGACTCAACCTCAAGGACGAGTTCGTCCAGCAGCAGCGCTGGAGACTTGATTATCGGGCGTTCCCGAAAGCCATCCTGCAATTTACGGACACCGTCCCGTTCCCGCAGGAGCACACAGTCCTGCTGGAGACGGCGCTGGCCGAGGAGTCCATCCAGCTTGTCAGCGACAACAGCGCCGACTGGGTCGCATTCAAACAATCAAGATACCCATCGCTCGGGATGAAGAAAATGGTATTGATAAAGGCTTTTAACGAGTGGCTCGACCGAGACATCGAGAACATTATAATTACTGACAAACCGTACCATTACATTCGCAATAACCCACAGATGCAAGGCCGGTTGTTGAATCTAAGGACGGAACCGCAATAATGAGATATGAAGCAGCTATGCGAGCAATGTGAGAAGCGACCGGCCAAAATGATGCGCCGGTCTCACAAGTATCGTGGAGCTAAAAGCAACCTCATCATAAAAGCGGACAAGCGGCACTCGATGTGCTTACAGTGCTGTCGTAGCCTGTGCGAGCCGATCAGACAGCAGGAACAGTATGAGCGTTATATTTGCAAAACCGGAGACGATACAAGGGATGCTTCTTAGCATCATCAACGCTGCTCCTGTCGGGGACTTCTCGGACAGGGTGGCGATTGACGCGAGTGCCGATAAGCGCTATTCTGACGAGTTCGTCCGTACCGCTCGTCGAATGGCCGCAGCCCGTGTACTGGAAGCCATCGGCAACAACCCGCAGCACCCGTACTGGGGATACTTGGCAACCAAGGTATCTGTCGTCAATGGTGACGCGATCCCTCCCTGCTTCGGGCAAATCGGCATCCCTGAGATTCAACCGGCCAACGGCAGCTCGTGGATTCAAGGCGACGAAGCGGCGAGCGACGAAATCGACTCGTACCGTGGGGACTCGGTCGACAACGCAGGTCTCAACCTTTTCAGCAACCCGCTCGGTGAGGCTCGCTACTCGCATCTCCAGAAAGCAACGAGCGGGGTCAAGAACCCGATTTCTGCCAAGTACTCGACCACGAATGGTTACATTACTTTTACAGGCTACGCTTGCCGGATGCCGATGCTCAAAGTTCCGGACGATGGCGGACGTACACTGGCAGGGACGGTCAGTACAACGTCCGAAAGCAACAGCGTGGTCGGTACGCTGGCTTTTCAATTAACCGACATCGGAAAACGTCTCATCGTAACTTATGACAACACGCTGGTCTTTACAGGTATTATTCAATCGCTTGCGACAACGAGCATTGCCAACGACACGGCAGTCACCGATACCCAGTCGGAGCTTACACAGGCCGGAGCGTCGGCGCGTACCGAGGACGTCTATCTGGCGATGGATGACACGCTCGACAACAAGATACCGGTAGAGCTGGCAGCCACGAACGTCCGGCTGGCAATCGGTTTGCTGGTCAAAGAGGGTGACAGCTTGCGCCAGATCGCCGCAGCGTACGCCGGTCAGGGAGAGGTCGATCTGATTAAGATCACGCAGGGAGCCACGGCTGTCAACGCATTAGACGTGACCCGTGCTATTCAGTCGTTCCAGCGTTACAAACAGTAATGAGCAAGTATATATTAGCACAATTCAGATTCCGAAATGGGTATGCCAGTTCTCTTCCGATCACGGAGGGGAACGGTTATCTGCGTCAGGGAACCATCAACGCTATGGTCACCGGAGCGGGTTTGATTGTGCCGTTCAAGGGACTCGGAGCACAGCTCGGACTGGTCGGCTCCAAGCAGTCCTTTATGACCGACAACTATTATGCGGGTCTAGGGTCTGGTTCCCAAACAGGACAAGGCTCGATGTTTCAAGCGATAAACTTGATGTTCTTTTGCGGTGAGGGTGCAGTAGCCGTCAAAGGGATTCAAATATCGGATGGAGTCGACCCGCTCCAAGCATCTACCAACTTGTCCTACCTGAAACGAGTCGACGGAGAGTTCACAGAGGGGACACTGGGGACTAACCAGTTTCAGGTAGGGCACCCCCGACCGGACAGCCCGAGCATCTACCTTAAGACACCCCCGTCGTCCGGCAAGTCCCCGATGAGTGCGGCGATCTCGGTCGTCGTCTGGAGAGCCGATTCTAACACTGGGCAGACCTCACTGCCGTCCGTCCCCAGCACGGTGCTGGAGCTGGCGAACGGTTCGTGCATCGTCCAGTTCGGATTGCCAGACGCGAACGGTCAGGATGTCTGGGGCATCGGAGTTCCGCTGCTGGGTCTCAGAGACTTAGGGAATTTCTATCAGTTACCTATCGACATAGGTGGAGAGGTTCTGGAGTCTACCCTCTCATATACACGCGCCATCGACAAGGCGACGATCAATCTTGGGGACACGGTGCTGACGATCCACGGAACTACTCCGGTCGATAAACAATTCACGACAGCGGACATCGGTAGACGAGTATCCATCGGAGTCGGGGGTGCCGACCTCGATTCGTGGATTGTCTCAATCACGGATGCGTTTACCGCTGTTGTTCACGATGCTGCTCTCAATACAGTGGGAGATGTCCCACTAACAATCACCCACGCCATCGACGGTATCACGAGAGCCGTCGAAATTTCTTGGGCTGACACTGACCTGTTCGGGCAGGAGTTGGCTCCGTATTTGGCGTTTGAACCACCCGACTGCTTGTTCGCAGGGGTATTGAGGGATACGTTTTATGTGGAAGATTTGGAGGGTACCATCCTTTATTCAGTCCCTAATAGTTTGTCTTTTCCCCGTAGTCAGCGAATCTTCACCGAAGACCGAGCGACCTGTTGGATTTCCACCGGAAACGGGTACCATTGGCGAATCGCCCCGCAATCCGTGGGGAGACTCTACTACATTGGAGGACTTCAACCGATTCAACTTGACATCCTTTCCAATAACATTGGATGCCAATTTGTCCAGAACGCTTGTGTAGGGTATGGCGGGAACTTGATGCTGTGGTCTGGTAGACCGACACTCATCGGCATCGACGGCTCGATGAACTCGACATTCTACCTAATCGTCGAGCAGGACTTCGACGGTTGGGAAGACCAGACCGAGGATGAGCCTGTCGTCACTGCTTACGATCCGATAGGTCAGTATGAGGTCTGGGTTAAAGGCCGGACAGCTATTCCGCGCCACGCTCCAACCGGTAACTGGTCGAGTCCGTGCGACCTGACTCCGTGGCTGGAGAGCGAGGAGTCGATCATCGTCGGACGGGTCGTGATCCACGAACGACTGCATCTGGTCGAGAAGACCGTGTCAGGAGACCTGCTGCTCAAAGAGTGGAACGCCAACCTCGGGTCGGTGATGACGCTCCAGTCCTACTACGAGGATACCCAGAGAGCATTGGCAACCATCTCTCAGATCGATACTATTGTACAGGCCGCTGATAGGCAGACCAGCTTCAAGATGACGGTCATCAAAGACTTCGTCAAAGAGATCGAGATGGAAACCGTCGACATCCCCAGCAACCCGCACCATCAAGTCCTGACCTCATTCCGACCGAACATCCGTGGAGGGCAGGTTCTCGGCGTTAAAGTTGAGGTCTCTGGCGGCGGGGGAGCACCGGCTGACGGCAGGGCTGCGGTAGATTACATTACTTTTTACGGAGAGATTTCCGAGACGTTCGCACAGGTTGGCACAGCCCAGCAGGTGTAGTTCGAGTGTCGACACTCAAAGCACTATGACAATGACTCCGAGTGAGAGAGCCGAGATACTTCGGGAAGCAATGGGATTCCAAGACCCAGCCGGTCTGACCGCATTCATTCAACGGCAGAGCGCACTGGGTCGCCTTATCTACCCAGACTACCAGAGCACTCAGGCAATCACTGCCGGAGGAACCAACTTCTGCCCCAACTCCGATTTCGCGTGGTCTCATATGGCCGCAACCACCGCAGGTATCACCCCCGCCACAGCCGGAGACACCAATTACGAAATATACAGCGTGTTTCGGCAGGTTCAGGGAGCCAACATAGGTACCGACCGTGTCAGGTCTTCCGGTCACTCACTGTATGCGGCGAACGAGGGAGTCAGCACTTGGATTCCAATCTGGGACAGGGTACAGGGCAACGTACATCTCGGTACAGGAACCATCGGAGCCGCCAACTACGACATCGCCGTCCAGATGACTAACTCGTGGTTGCAGAACAACAGATTCAGGTACGTCCGTGTAGCGGTTGCGACGGACGGTACCACTCCACTTCCGGTCGGCGCAAAACTCTACGCCGGTTACTGGGCAAAGTTCAGCGGCGGCACCGAGGGCTGGGTGACAGGCGACGGGTTTACTATCTCGTACCGGAGACACGCTCCGGTCGGAACCCGCCACCTGCAATACCTTGTGATTGCCAAAACTTCGGTAGGCACTTCTCTGGAGAGTGCCGTGCTGGACGTACTAGACGCGCCGACCGACCTCGACTCCAACAACTACATCGAGCTGACATATTCAGACGCTACCGGATTCATCCAGTTCGAGGTATACCGCAAAGACGTGGCGACCGGTCGTGTCGACTTAATCGCCAATGATGTCAACTCGTCCCAGCTCTGGGCGTATGACATCGGCCAGTCAATCCGCGTCGAGACAGCCGGATTCCCGTCCGGAGATATGACGGATCACCGAGCCTACTCAGAAGTGCTGCTGGATGCGGTGGATTACGCGCAGCAGCTCACGTTCCACGATCTCAAGGTTCGAGTACCGGCAACATTCGACACCTCTCACCTTGTGACTGTCTACCTGAGAATCGGCATCAAGGATTTGGTCGCCGCTGACAGGCAGATTATTTTAGACACTGTGTGGGAAAGCGACAGCTTCAATGTCTGGTCACCGTCAGCCTTTGACGTATACCCCAGCCCACGCTCAACGACTCTCGCTACGGCACCACCGAGCGGGGGGACTAACCCGACAGACCATCCTCCGGTCGGAGGAGGTGTCAGCTGTCTATGGACAGGTCACGACATCCTGACTTCCGGAGGGTGGTTAAAACTGGAGGAGTTACGGGAGGGTATGCGCGTAAAGACCGGAGCACCTCTCCCTAATCTGGTAGAGAGAATCCGATGGGCTACCGTCAGCCAGTACTTTATACTGGAGTTCAGCAACGGGGCAGTCCTCATCGCTACCGGCAGCCACCGGTTTGCCAGATCGCTGTACGATGGCTCCGGAGTTCAGGTAGCCAATATGGAAGCCGGTGACACCGTACTGGGCGGGGATACTTCGCAAGGGGACTACGACATTACCCTGTTGTCTAAAGAGCTGGTGTCAGCTTCCGCGCAGCTTCCAGTGGCGACACTCAAGCATACCGCTAACAGCCCGAATAAGCTATACAGAGTGGGGTGTAAACTCACGGGTGTGTATGTCAATTCGCACAACCTAAAGTCACCTGACTTATAGGCACTTGCATTACTGCATAGTTTGTAGTAATATTTTGTGAGTACCCAACCCAGCACCTAGCGCTCGACTCTTTAAGGAGTAACTCCAGTGGGCGCAAAGCAAAGACTACGAGACCAACTTGAGCAGATGATGATGGCACAGATTCAGCGCAATAACGCACCGAATCCGGAGCTGGAAATGCTCAAAGGTTACAACAAGAGCATCATCGACTGGCATCTCAACCCAAACAACACGGTCAAGGACATCGCCAAGCACCCAACCATCGGCGGCAAGTTGCCGACATATCAGCTCGCCAAGTCATTCAGAGACAAAGGCCGGATCGGCAGGGGCATCGCCGGATTGGGAGGCAAAAACGATGCGGCGTATTCAAAAGACTTGGAGCAGCAGACCGACTTCGAGCGAGGGATCACAGCGTCAGGTATGCTGGAGACCGGCTTACAGAACGAGCTGGATCAGTCCGCATCCAACCTCGCCCAGCTGGAGGCGCAGGACGAGCAGCGACGGAGCAGCTCTAATAGTTTAATCCAGTATTACCACTCGGACTTGAACCGGAGAATCGCTTCCGGTGGCTGGGGCGGGTTTTTACGTGGGCTGGCTAGTACCGTAATACCAATCGGCGCGTCAATACTTACTGGCGGGCTGAGCGGTATGCTGTCCGGAGGAGGAGCGTCAGCGCAACCAAGACAAAGTAGCGCAGGAGTGCAGGGATAATGGCAATTCAAAATCAATATTCGCAGGATCGACCGAGAGTCATTTTCAAGTACACGTATCCAGCAGGTGCGGTGTACACGCTAAAGAGGTTTGTCGAGGTGGCTCTCAAGGCTGCGTCAGACCTCTTCATTAACCAAACCGTCGCCAATGCTGCCGCTCGACTGGCGCTGACCAATATTCTGAGCGGGTATCTGGTCTACCAGACCGATACGACTGCGTTCTGGAAGTTCACCGGCACGAACCCAGCGGTCGCCGGAGACTGGACGCTGCAAGCCCAGCAGGTAGCTAACCAAGCGGCGAGGCTGGCAATCGCCGCACCACCGATTGGCACCATCGTGTACCAAGTTGACACGACCAGCTGGTACAACTACGTCGGCAACCCGAACAACACGGCTCTGAACAATCCAGCTGACAATACACAGTGGTTGATAGTCAACGCCGATATGAGTTTCACCCAGTACGTGATCGCTTTTCTTAAAGACTTGACGTGGGTTCTCGACGGGTATTCGTCCATAAAGAACGTCGACGGAGCAGCAGTGACGCTGAAAGTGCTGACCTCATTCGTCCGCAACAGCGACGGGGAGGCTCCGTACATTGCGACCCAGATGACTACCTACGGTACCGACATCGCCCAAAACGCAACCAAGCTACTGTACGGTCGGCTTGAGCCGCAAAGACTTGTGCTCTATTGCGCGTCCAACTGTGCTTTGGAATTAGACCTTTGCTTCGGAACATAATGAACAAGATTCTGTTTACAATTTTATTCGTGCTGCTGCTTTGCGTGTCGACACTCGCAAGCAGCATTACCGTTAATCCGATCACCGTCTCGTCGTGGCGCTATCCAATGGTTCAGGGTATCAAAGTTCGCATTTACCCGAACAATACATTCCTGACATCGGACGGTTCATTGGTTAAACGTGGGCAGGTAGGTGTGTCCCAGTGGTATAAAGAGTACAGCTGTACGGTGAGCGGCACCAACGTGACCCTCCCGACAATGACGTTGGATTCGACCACGGATTCAGACGTGCCATCAGCATCATACACAGCGATCTTCTTCGACTCTAAAGGCAACAAGATAGATACTTATTACAACGCTTTCAGAGTCCCGTCTACATACGGATCGACAGTTACTTGGAACGACATCCGAGCGTACACCGAGTCCGTCAGCATCACGCTGCCGAGCGGGTATTATCCGGTTACCACGACCGATTCGAGACTGGAGAAAGACCTATCGCTGTACAGCAACTCTTTAACCACAGCAATCGCTGCTCTGGGCGTATCTGACACCACGCTGGGGTGTACCCGTGCTGTGACGGTCTCAGTCGATACCACGATACCCAAGAACCTCAAGCTCCGACCGAGCAGCGAGTGTTTGATTACGGTCGCCGCAGGTAAGACCCTGACTATTAACGCGATGGTCGAAGACCCTGTCAACTGGCGTATCTTCAACACCACCGCAGCGGGAGCCAGCGTACGATTCGGAAAGGGCGCTGTACACCGGATGAATATCAACTGGTGGACTGGCAGCGCCACCGGCGCTGCGGTCGACGCTACCGACGCGATCTCGGAGGCACTGGCCTCGACCACTGCCAACGCCGGAGGGACAATCTATTTCCCCGAGGGCAACTACACGACGACCGGAGGACATCAAGGAGCGGACAACGTGATTGTCGAGGGGGACTCGAACTTCGTCAGCTACGGGTATGGAGGCACCAACCTCAAGCTGGTTTCACCGACGACCACGTATATGTTTAAGATCGGGGAGGGGGAGTTCGGAATCCGGTTCAAAAATATTTTACTTGACGGTACAGGTACGACCGGCAAGGATGCGATTCTTTTACAGGGTGCGTACCCGAACACAAGTGGCGACCTCAAGTTCACGAACGTCACCATTCAGAACTTCGCCATCGGACTTCACTACAACTCAACCTCCGGAAGCTGGCAGTTCGCCCAGATCGGATTCGACTCGTGTATCTTTCAGACCAACACAGTCGCCGTCTCGGCCAACTCGTTGAACTCGCAGCTCACGTTCGAGAATACGAACTTCGCTGTACCAGCTTCCGGAAAGGCTTTCGATATGGCTGGCGGCGGGTTGCTGACAGTCAAAGGGTCGGAGTTCGCCGGAGGTGGTTCAACATCCAAGGTCATCGTCATCAGCGGGGCGCACGTACAGTACGACTTCATAGGTGTGCAGGACGAGAACTTCGGGACGTTCTTGCAGAACGATGCGAGCGATGTCTCCGGCATAACGAACATCATCGGGTCGCTGATCCAGTCGAAGATTCAGCTTAACCAGACGTGTACGCTGAACTCGTTCGGAAACAATTACCTATCTAAAGCATTCGTGTTCGGAGTCGGGGCAACTCCATTCGTCACCAGTCGTGGGGATCACATCCGAGGAGTGGATGTGGCAGACGGGGTAACCGTAGTGTCTCCACCCAGACTGGCGAGCGATGTAACTAAGCAGGACAACATCGTGATCGAAGAGAACGGTATCAATACCGAGCTGAGATACAGGCAGCCGGTTAAAGTGATCTCGCCTTTGATCTACGACAGCACGTCGACCATACCGTTTTCGGTAGGCATCTACCAGCCGAGCGGCGTCGACAAGCCAGCGATCCGGTTCGGGAGACTGGACATCAACGGGGCATTCGATTACTACTACGACATCACCCGTGAGTACAGCACCGGACGTGCTATATTCTCCGGCAATCAAACCGGATTCGTTGGTTACGAATTTCGCAACGGTGACGTGTATGTCAGCGGTGCGATACGCGGTCAGTCCTACCAACTGACCGATGCCGCCACGATCACGTTAGACCCGAAAGCTGGTAATCACCAATACGTGACTCTGGGCGGCAACAGAACGCTGGCGATGCTGGCGTTGGGTGCAGCCGAGAAAACACGGTCGGACGGAATGAGACTCACAATCGAGATCATTCAAGACGCGACCGGAACCCGTACCTGTTCCCTGTCGACCGGTTCGGCGGGACAGTTCGTATTCGGTACCGACATTGCAAGTATCACCTGCACGGTAACGGCGAACAAGAGAGACCTGCTCACTGTCGTCTATTCGGCTAGAATGGACAGGTGGATGGTCGTGGATTTCAAGAAAGGTTTTTAGCTTTGAGTGTCGACACTCAAGAGGAGGTTTAACCGTGCCAGTAAACAATGCCGTCTTGGCAACCTTGACGACCGAGATCACAGCCGGAGCACAGACGCTGGCGACACTGTTCGCCGCTATCCGCGCCGGTAAATATTCCAATTACACGTCGGTCGTATTCACGAATCGTGGCAGTACAACGCTGCGGTTCTTCATTACCGAGCTTGGCTACTCTGCCGTCAACGGCAACTCGGTCACGCTTGAGGGAGGCGAGCAGCTCCCGATCAGCTCGCTTAACACCGGTACGGTTTACGTGCTGGGTGCAGGAGCCAACGATCTGTTGGAGTTCCGAGGAGAGATCGCATAAATGAAACGATTCATATACATACTAATGCTGGCAGCCGTGCTGCTGACGACGACCGTTCTCGGACAGAAACCGATCCAGACGGACTTCATCGGATTCCGAAAGACCGATCCGGCCACGTGCGGCAGGGTCGGTCTGAGGTATTTCAACACCACTGCGTTGCAGGAGCGAATGTGCATATCTACGACCGGCTCCGGAACGTGGGTGGCTGCCGCCGCTCCGGACGGCTCCGGTCTCGACGCGTTCGGATTACCGAACATCGGCGCTCTGGGTACACGTGTGCGGATCACCGGCCAGCTGGCTGTCGGCAATAACGATGTCTACACCGTACCGGCAGGGTACCAGCTACTAACCCGCTATATATTCTACTGGGGAGTGTCGACCGGCTACTCAGTCTACTCCGGAGTAAAGGAAGCGTCGAACTACCGACGACTCAGCACGATCACCGCTGTCGGCGCTAACGCTGCCCGAGGGGACGCATACGTATACGGAGCGGAGTCAGGTGAGGTGGTGTTCCTAAACAGCACGGTAATCAATGTCCGCTATCAGATTGACGGGTTTTTGATCCCGAACACCAGCCCTATCAATGTCGTCAGAGCTTGGCAGACAACTCAGACCGCAGCGACGGATACGCTTCTGTACACCGTACCGGCAGGAAAGACGGCTTTCTTCGTTGCGTTCGGTTCCGGTCTCTGGGTAGCCGGTGCAGGGTCGGTAGTAATTACCAACGACTCGGGTGTGTCCGGAACCGCCCAAGTGGGGTTTGTGCCGTCAGGGGGAACCATCGGGGCGAGTTACTACGGCCTTCTGGGCGTTGCCAATAACACAGCGAGCCAAGCCGTTATGTCCACGATACCACCGTTTGGGCAAGCTGGAGATAAACTCTATTACCAGACATCGATCGCCAATGCGGGTCAGACCGCTTGGATTACGTTACTGGAGTTTTAATGAAGACATTGCTTCTGACAATTTTACTACTCAGCGCTGCTCTGGTCTACGGGCAACGCCCTACCCAGTCTGACTTCTTAGGATTCAGGGCTGTCGATCCTGTGCGCTGCTCGCGCATAGGTCTGAGATACTTCAACACGTTCACCGGAGTGACCAAGGTGTGCACCTCTGTCTCCGGCTCTGGTACTTGGTCACCTATATTGGTGAACGGAGCTAGTTACGGGCATCTGATAGACCCCGCCTACGTACCGCTTGCTGGTGCCTTGAATGCGGATAACCTGTTCTCGGTTGCCAGCAACGACAACGTCCAGAACAATGCAGGGGTGATTACTACCTCGAATCACTTCGTCGGCTCGGCGTTCGATCTAAAGATAACAGCCAGCGGAGCGGATAAGTGGTACTACGGTATGTACAACGCCATCCGAGTAGGCGGCAGTTACACCGGAAGTAATGGGTATATCTACGGAATTTACAATTCGGTAAACAACCGGCTAAATGTGACGGCCACTCCGAGAGTGTACGGCATATCATCCTCTATTAATTTGGAGGGCAGTGCGTTGGAAGCGGTTGCCGGAGACTTCGCGTCTTATCGTGGCAGCTCCAACACTAACCCGAAGTTCGTCGGTATTCGCTCTCAGGCAGCCAACGCTTATTCGGATGCGACAGAGATCACGGCAGGGGAGTTCTGGGCGAGAACCATCAACCCGTCATTCGCCCCTACCGCTACCTTGCTGAGATCGATCTGGGCGCACCAATCGTACGTGGCCGGCACGGTCGTGACCGCACGTGGGTTAGACATCAGCGGCTGGACTACGACTAACACCACGGTCAACAACACAGCTGCGGTCTACATCGATAACTCCAGTAATATCGGGGTGACCAGTAATTACGCGATCCAGTCGGACTCAACCGCTCCCAGCTACTTTACCGGAAACGTCAGCGTATCCGGTACCGGAAAGTTCTACGTAACAACTCCGCAGACACCAGCCTCATCGTCAGCTGCGTGTACTACAGGTCAGCTCGCGTGGGACACAGGATTCGTCTACGTTTGCGTAGGCACTAATACGTGGAAGCGATCAGCGCTGACCACTTGGTAAACTTTATGAACCACAAATACACAGACGATCAACTACTCACTAGAGTAGAGACAAAGGCCGAGGGGTTCACCGGTTGGAAAGCCGGTGTTTATGACATTTGGGTTAGGTCGACTGCCGACCTGCCGGACAAATTCGATGACGTGGTATACACGTTCCTGTGCAGTCGTGACGGGGATCGACCGATATTCGTTATGAAATGCACCGGTACATCGAACGCCGGTAGCTTCGGACTGTTGCAATTCCGTACCTACAACAAGGACGGCTGCGCGGTGCTCAAGTCCGATTGCTTGGTCGAGCATTCCCACGCTTTCGGCTATCACAAGCAGAACCCGAAGAACCCAGCCTACGTTCAGGTCAAGGATTTCCCGTACTATCGGGACAACAATATGAACCTGAAAGCCGAGGAGATCGGTATCGAACGTCACGGACTGATCGGTGCCAACTGCCACAAGGCCGGTAAGTTCTCGACGATTATTTACAACTGGTCGGTCGCGTGTTTGGTTCGCAACGTACAGGCCGAGTTCGATGCGTGGTTGCTGTGGATGAACCACCGTCCGCTCTCGGTCTGCATCTTAAAAGAGTTCTAGGAGGTGCCAGTGGCTTTTCTACAAACATTATTCGTACTGTCGGTATCGACATTCGTACCATTATTGATTTATGCAATAACAAAATGCAAGGCCGAGTTTGATCCTGTATCATTCCTATGGTACAGCCGGACACGCCTTGTGTTGACCGTTACCATCCTGCTGATACTGGCGGGAGCAATAACCTACGACGAGGCTTGGGTCAAGATGATCCTATCTTACGTCGGATTCGACGTTGGAACTACGACCACCGGAATCGGTCTCGCTCTCAGCGGGTTGCTGATCTCCGGCATTCGTGGCAACAACGACAAGGAGGAACAATGAGACAATTAATCTGTATTCTGCTGATCGCGTGTACACTGTTGTACGGGTCGGCGTGTAACTCAAAGTCGACCGTCGATTATGTCGCCAAGGCCAACGTCCGGTTATCGAACCTGACGTTTCGTTTCGGTCAGGCTCTGAACCAAGCAGCTGCGGAGGGACGACTGTCTCCGGCGACCAAGCTGGAGTACGCCAACGGGCTGCAAGCCGTGATCGACGGAGGCACACAGGTAACGCTGGCGCTGGAGGGGCTGGTCGCCAAGTATCCGGACGGGAACATACCGTCAGCGGAGCTACGTAAGATTGACTTTCTTTTCAGCGATGTCGTCGTTACACCGGTACTGTCGCTGCTAACCAAAGTCCATCTCATTACGCAGGATACTCAGGACTATCTGCTGATCGCCATCACGGCAGTCAAAGTCCTCGTGTTGGAGGTGGCATCGAGACTCGGTAAGAACTCAGTAAGCTATTACCGAGTGTACGGAAAGGAGGCACTAACCAATGGCTGACACACGAATAACCACGGCTGCAAGGGACGATCTCGTGTTCTGGCTCCGGCGACTCGCGTTGCTGGTCGAGCAGGATCGGGTACAGGCAGAGGAGATTAAAGGTCTTACTCTGCCGCAATTAGTCGAGCTGGCGAAAGGAAACTGGAACGCAGCTCAAGGCGAAGTTGACAAGTTGAAATCGTAGGAACGGTTTTTGCAACTCCCTCGGAGGAGGCTACAAACTACAATGAACAGATTAAACGAGAGAGAAGTATCGTTCTCGGGTTATAACGTACCGATTCCCGCTCCCGCTGCTGTAAATCCGAGTGTACATAAGCAAAAAGAAAAAGGACGGGCGTGGTTACGAAACAGGTTGCTGGATTTGAATTTCATAGGTATGACTACAACTAACAACAAACCTAGCGGTTTCTTCGTAAACTACACGACCATCACGGTAGTCATCGCTATCGTAATGTCGCTCGGCACATTGATCGGTGGGCTGTACAAGTACACCTACGATGTTGCGTACCAAAAGGGTGTCACCGATACCAAGCAGACTCAGCTGCAACAGGAGATCGAAGCGCTCAAATTGAAACAAGCGGAGACAGAGCAGCGGCTCCCGCAAGCTACTCCCGAACCGACCGTTGCGAAAACTAAAAAATAGGAGATAAGATCGTGGGCATCTTGAAAGACATCTTGAGTATGATACAGCCGAAAACTTCCCCCCTCGCACGGTGGCAGAACGGTACACCTCCGTCCGTCACCGGCAACCCTTTGGGGGATGAAGACCAAGACCCCAACGATGCCGACGATCAGACTCCGCTCCCGAGAATCAAAATTCCGGATGACGAGCAGACCAATCCGGTCACGTGGCAGACGAAGTTGCCCCCCGTGAGTGTCGACACTCAAAGCACCGATCCGAGTAAAGCGTCAGGTGAGGCTGGTATGGCTCCGACCGAGGATGTTCCGACCCCACTCGTGCCGCACCCGTTTCCGACGAATCTGATTCCGCAGGTACAGGGCAGAGCACAAACACCTGTACCGATGCCATCACTGAATCAGAACGAGTACAGCACCAAGGCTCCGATAACCATTCCGGTACCGGCGCTCAATCCGAACCAGCAGACCGACAGCAAGCAGCGTCCGACCAGATTGCCTGTTTATCGTAACCGTCTGGAGGAAGCGATCAATGCGCGGAACCAGCTGAACACAGTGAACCCGCGCGATCTCGACCGTAATCCTGACAGCAAGCTGACGAACATCGGCAAGGCTATCGCGTTGAATCTGCCGAATCTACAACAAGCGCTATTGAACCCTAACCTTACAGACAGGGAAGCGTTTATGACTACCCTCGGGTCTCTTATCGGATCGACAGTCAGCGGACTGGTCAATCCGTACGGAGATGAGCGGCAACAGCTTGAGTACCAGAAGTCACAAGCCGAAAAGGACGTGACGGAAGCGCAGGGTATGTACGACAAGAATCTGGCGAACGAGCTGGGGGAAGCCAGAGTCGACGACATCTACACCAAGCAGGACGAACGGGAGCGCCGTCTCGACCAGCGGGATGTAGACCTGAAAAACAAGAAATTCGATTTCGCCACTCGCCGGATGAACGCATACACGAACCTGCTCAAGACAGGGCAGCTCGATGCCAAGGACAATCAAGAGCTGGTCGACTCGATGTCTGACTTGGTCGACGCGAAGATCGTTCTGAACGGATTCAATCCGGCGAAAGATAAGATCGTCGGTGTTAAGGTCGTGGCCGATGCCCAGAACAATCGGGCATACTTGGTGACGACCAACGCCGGAGGTGTCGTCAAGACCGACTACGTACGTGACGAGAACGGCAACATCGCGTACATCAAAGACCCGAGGGTCAAGGCCGAGGAGATCAGATCGCAGACCAGTCTCGAAACGACCAAGCAGCGGATTATGTCTTCCGAGAAGCTCAAGGCTATGGAGATCACCAGCCGTGAGAAGCTCGCGCAGATGGGTATCACTCAGAAAGAGATCGACGGTGTGCAGGATGATTTCTACATCGAGTACAAGGCGACCGACGAGGATGCCGTCATCGAACGCTCAGCGAAAAAGGCCGGTAAAGACCCGCAGACCTTGACACAGGACGAGCGTGATGTAATACTCGAATCGTACTACGACACTGTCCGTGAGCGGATCGCCAAGAACCGAGGTCTCAAAACAAAAGGAACTAAATAGATGTTCGATGAAGAAGCTGTAAACGCCGCTGCCAACGCACTCCTGAAAATGTCGCCACAAACCGAGGCGACATTTTCTGCACCTGACGTTGTCCCCGAACCTGTTCCGGAGCCGACCCCTGTTCCGCAGCCGGAGCCTATGCCGCCGATTCCCCAGAACAATGACGATGAGGAGGATGTACAGACCCGTACAAAACGAATCGCCAAGCGGGAGGGTGTCGACCCGAAGCTCATTCTGGCGATGATGGCGAAAGAATCTTCCGGTAAAAAGAAAGCACGGTCTTGGGCTAACGCCAAGGGCTATATGCAGGTCACTCCTGACAAGATCAAGACGTACTACAAAGAGAACCCCAACGCTGATCCATACGATGCGGAGGCGAACATCACGGCAGGTGTCCGGTATATGAAGCGGCTGCTCAAACGGTACGGGGGAGACGTACGTAAGGCTCTCGCTGCGTACAACGCCGGAGAGAAGCAAGCTCTCGACCGTCCGGACTGGGAGAAGTATGCCGAGACGTGGTCGAACGACAAAGAGGTGCAAGCCGGTCGTAAGCCCCGTGGCAAATCTGACCCGACCAACACGCTGAACTACGTCAACCATATTTACAGCAACTACAAGTCCGGAAAGACGTTCACGGATGTCGGATACCAGATCGACGACGAAGCGGTCAACGCAGCGGCTAATGCGCTGAAAAATATGCCGCCGCCCAAGGTCGACGAGGATGCTATAAACGCAGCGGCAGCAGCACTGAGCAAGAGCCAACCTCCGGCGACTACCATCACACCGACCGAGGGTACGACCCCGACTCCGGAGACCTACCCCCGAACAGACGTTCAAGGGTTCGACAAACAAGGCAATCCGGCGACCGTCGCCAAGTTCGGTGATACCCCTATCCCACCAGTTACACCTACGAGTGTCGACACTCAAACGGATGACGCACTGCCGGAAGTAGCGCAGAAGACTGAGGGTATTACGAACCCTCCCGAGTTCGAGTTCTGGGACAAGACCACCGGCCAACAGTTCTGGGTCGATCCGGATCGCAAGGGTTTGAAAGATAGTCAGATACGGTTGCTGCCGGTTCCGAACGTAGTCAAGACTCCGGAGGATAAAGCCAAGCAGGACAACACTCCGCGCATTATCGAGAAAGACCCTGACGGTAACTACTACTTCGTACAGACCGGACAGGTTGCCACCAAGCAGCCGACAGTAGTTCAGAAAGTACGAAAGGTACCGACCAAAGTACCGGTATCTCAACCATCCGGCGACGGGCAGATACGCTCCCCTCTCGAAGAGTTGAAGACGACGGGACAGACCAAACTCGGCTCGGCAACCGTAAAAATGGTCGGGCAACCGGACGGGGATACCATCAAGGTCGAGGATGAAGACGGGGAGACCTATAAGATCGACGCGAAGACTGGTGATGTCGAGGACGAGTCGATGGCCGAGGTTGCCGATACGTTTAGTTTCAATCGAGTCCCGCTCAATCTGCGCCCGACTACTTCACTTGAGGATGCCAAGACACAGGCTACCTATCAGATAGCCTCACAGATGAAGAGTAAGTACGGTATCGCCGTGCAGGACTTCGCTGCTTGGCAAGCCAATAAAGGGTTCATTGACTTCGATACCAAAGGCGAAGCAAACCCTGACTCGTTCTACCAGCCGTACACTACTGACGAGTCGACCCCCAGCACCGAGCTGGGCAAGTCCCTGCTGACGACCAACACGTACTCCATCACCCGACGGGAGATGGCAGAGCTGCAACAGTTCTCAGCTCGACAATCTAAAGCACGTGAGGATGCCGTCTTACAGATGATCGCCAGCGGTCAGTTCCCGACCCCCGAAACACTCAATCGTCTGGAGGTCGATCTGGCGAAGATCGCCAACGACCGGCGTGACGATTATATGATGGCGCGAGAGAAGCAAGCCGTATCTCTGGAAGACTTCGACCGCTTCAAACGCGAGAGCTATATGCGCGGGATGGACGACTACGAGGCATCGATCACTGCCGGAACCAAGCTCGGATGGTACACCGACAAGTTCGCCCAGACCGAGTTGGAGAACTGGAGAAAAGAAAAGCTGAATGCCCAGTCACGGGTCGACGCAGCTTACGGAGGAGACCAGAACCCCGACAACGCAGTACGCATTCAGCTGGAGAAACGGGCAGCCGTGGGTGTGTTGCAGCAGCGAGCGCAGCAGTTCGGTACGATCACCAATCTGGTAAACATCCGTCTCAAAATGCAGCAGGAGGAAGCTGCCGCCAAGCAAGCCATCGAGGATCGGATGAATCAACTGTGGGGAGGAGGTACACTACCCAGTCTTGCTTATTTTGGAGAGGCTACCAAGAACGTAGTATTCAATTTCGGTAAGGGGCTGTACTCTACTGTCATCAGCGATATGGTGAAAGGCGCGGTCACTATCACCAAACCAATCGCAGACGGTGCAAGTATGCTGCTCGGTGTCGAGGGTACACGCAATCTAAACGTGTCCGACAACATCGTGTACAGGGCTATGCAGACCGTCGACGACTTTGTCGACAAGGCCAAACCCAGCACCAACGACGACTTCCGACAGACCGACAGCCCTGCCGGATTCTTCGTGTCCGACATTCCGCAGGGAGTAGCCTCCAGTCTCGGGTTCCTACTGCCGTCCGTGTCTAAGTATCCGAGGGTGGCTATTGCCTTGTACTCGACGGTCGGTATGGTTTCCAACGGGTACGAAGAAGCCAAGGCAGCCGGTGCGGACGAGATCGATGCCCAGCGCTACGGCATTGTCTCTGGTGGTCTACTCGGATGGACTGAGATATTCGGATCAAGCGAAGCTCTTATTAGATTGAACCGAGGAAGTGGCGGGGCGTTGTGGCGGCAGTTCCTTAAGAAAGCATTTGCCGAGGCTGCGAAAGAAGTTCCGGAGGAAATCTTTCAGGAGGGTGTGCAGACTATCGGGTCGAACGCTCTTGCGAGATTGACGTACGATCCTAATAGGGAATTAGACAGAGGGTTAGGCAGAGCTATGCTGGCTGCCGGATTCAGCGCAGGTTTGGTATCGACCGGAGTCACGCTACTCAACACTGTCAGGTATTCCAGACAGATCAAAACTGCGTTAGCGGCCGACCGTGCGAACGGTATCGAGACCTTGCGTAACTTCGGAAATGGTAACGTGTACCTGTACGGAAAGAAGATCACTGTCACCGACGAGATTCAGCCGCTGATCGACAAGCACACCGAGCTGCACGACCGCATCACGACAGCGTACAAGCTGATGGATCGGTTGAAGACGGAAGCACAAACCGTGCCGCTCGAAAAACGAGCCGAGTTTTACAAGCTGATTCAGGACATCGCCAAGAACACAGCCAAGGATGTTGTCGAACAACGCAACACGGCACAGGCTATCTTGGATCGCACCAACCCAACCAAACCGGACATCGTCGATACGATGACTCCGGAGCAGGTAGCCGAGGTTCGTGAGGAACCGGTGCCGCCGCCCGTCGCTGCGGTCGAGGAAGAACAGAAGAAGTACATCGTTGTCGAGCCGATCAACAAGCCCGAAGAGAAAGGGCAGGGTACGTTCGTAGACAATGCTGCCGACATCGAGCAGTCCGGTGTGCCGGAACCGATCTTCAAAGGGGCGTTGCCGACCGGTGCCGCTCCGGTCGATACGAACCCAGTTCAGGAAACCGCTCCGGAACCTGCGAGTGTCGACACTCAAGGCTACACGTACGATCCGAACAGCCCGACACCGTGGCGTGATTTCGTGGAATCCAAAGGTCACAAGTTCAGGGACATCAAAGCAACCAGTCCCGAGTATCCGGCTCTGCGTGACGAGTTCAACAAACTCAAGGAAGCGCACACGGACATAGCTCCGGCGACCGAGCCTGTTCAGGAAGACCCGAAACCGATGACTCCACGTCCGACCCAGACACAGACGGAGTATATACAGAAATACGTCGGACTACACGGTGATCTGTTTGCCGACGCTGCACAAGCCGCAGCAGACGAGCACTATGCTGTGGTTAAAGAACACGTAAAGAACGGGGGTACTATTACCAAAAAGGTGTACGACTCAATGCAGCCGCGACACCAACGTCATTTCGACCAGCATTACAACTCCCGAGGGGATAAGATCACTGCTAACGCTTCTATCAGTTCAACGACGGCGACCAAGCCGTACCACGTCAGTGTCGGAGATGTTATCCAAGTCGATCTTCCTCACGGAACCCACACTATGAAAGTGACGGACGTGGACGGTCGAATGGTGCACGGTCTAAAGTCCGACGCAGACGGCAACACTGTGAAAGAGCGCATCAGTGTCGAGCTGGGCGAGCACAAGGTGACCAACCTGTCGGCTCCTGAGACCAAGCTCGGCGGGGTGGACAACGCTAGCATCGTCGACGACGGCAAACTGCCCAACTCGCAGTCGGTAAAAGCTGGGGACAGTATCACGTACGGCAATCAGAAAGCCACGGTCGTCAAGGTCACGAACAAGACCGTCGTTGTTCAGCACGATGGAGACACCAAGACACGCACCATCAAGAAAGATACGTTCGATGCTTTGCCGGTCGTCAACCACACGGGTCAAGCAGAGGCCGACCAACTGACGCACGGCCGAGAGTTCGGCACCAGCACAGCCACTCCGGAAGAGGCTGCCGACCGGCAGTGGGAACAGGTGCAGGAAGAGGAGGCCAAGTCACAGCCTGTCCAACCCAGACTGGACGGAGTCGAGACTAAAGAATCTCCGGAGAATATGGAACCGCACGCTAACGGGGCGACTCCTCTGGAGACGTGGGCAAAGGACAACCCTGACGCTGTACGCGACATCGACACGCAGTACCCAGCTCCGACCGAGGACGAGATGACAATCGTTAAGCTGTTTGATGATCCCGAGAGCGTCGAGAACTGGGAGAAGTCTCCGGCAGCGTTGTTGAAGATGTTGCAGAAGCACGATCTGTTGGACGGACTGACAATGTCTGAGGTATCCGACGATCTCAAAGAGGATTTGAAAGAGGCCGAGGATGCAGAAGAACGCCAGCAGATGAAGCTGGATTATATAACGGAGCAGCTCGGGTACGAGAGCAATCCGTTCGGGGACAAGTACGAAGCTCGCTGGCAAGCGTTGTACGACCGGTACACGGAGATATACAACCGCAACCAGCAGCAAGGTACGGCCACGGAAGTTGCCGCCGAGGAGGCACCGGTATCGGAAGAACCGGCAGCCAAGTTCTATGAGGGCGACGAGGTTACACTCAAGGACGGAACGGATGCGGTCGTCTCCTCGGTGCTGCCTGACGGCAAGCTGGAGGTCGAGATGCCGGACGGCACACTCGAAACGGTACCGATCTCCTCCGTCAAGCCGCAGGTCGAAGAGAACACGGCACCCACGTCCGTCAGCCCCGAGGCATCGATCTACGATCACGACGAGCTGGAAGCCCGTATGGATCAGCTGTACAAGGACACTTATCTGGACACTCAGGGTCTGGAGACGATGTACCGTCTGCTGATGTCCGGCCAGCACGACAAGCTCAACGAGTTGCTGACTCTGATCGAGACCGGCATCGCCCAGACCTCGTATATGGCGAGCGAAAAGCAGCTCAAGAATATCAAGGGCAAGGTCACGGCGAACATCAGAGCGCTGCTGCGCCTGATCGGTGAGCAGATGTACAAGGGCGACATCGTCGAGATCAACGTCAAGGAAGCGTTTCAGAACTCGTTCGATGCGGTCAAGGCTGCGGTCGAGAAAGGCTTGATTACCAATCCACAAATCAAGATTGCGCTCGACCAATCTAACCGCACTCTGACGGTGACCGACAACGGTATCGGGATGAACAAGAAAATCATTCTGGAATCGTTCTTGGTGATTGCCGGAAGCAGCAAGGAAAACACCGACCCGTCCGGAGGTTTCGGAATGGCGAAAGCCCCGCTGCTGTTCGGTAACGATTGGGTCGACGTGACGACTATCCGTGACGGTGTCAAGTACACCTTTAGGATTACACCCGAACACGCTGACGGTAACAACGTCGACATCAAGCAGGAGGCTACCACGGAGCCGTCAGGAACCACATTGATTATGCGTATCCCTGAGAAAGTCCAGTCAACCAGCGGAGATGAGAAAGATGTGTGGCTGCCTTATGACCTCTCCCGAATCCAGACACTTAGCAAACCGCTGCTGGGAGACGTGGAGGTGTTGGCAGGTGATTCGTGGGGAGGCGAGACTACGTGGAAGCCGATCACGACGATGGGTAAACACTTCGACTATTCGCAGATACCGAAGTTCACATCCGTCAACTTCTCTTGGGGGTCTGCCGACATCTACATCGGTACTGAAAAGAAAGACAAGTACGATGTCAAACACAACATTTTGTCGAACGGAATCTACCAATTCGACATTATGTTCGGTAAGTACGATAGCAGATTCCCACACGATGTAATGGTCGACGTGCATCCGAAAGCCAAGGCTGGAGATGCCGCGTACCCGTTCGACATCCGGCGCGAGGGGTTCAACCATCTCATCGAAAAAGACGTTGCCGCTCTGAAAGCGTACATCGAGACTATCGGGTTGATAGAGCAGGTCGAGGACGAAGCCGAGACGTTCAAGTCTATGAAGCAGCTGCCGAGGGTCAAAGTCAACGGGCTGGCGATGACGACCGAGCAGAAAGAAGCGGTCAAGGATACGGTCAAGAAAGAGAACGCTCCGGTCGAGAAGCCGCAGGTCAAGTACGACAACCTCCAAGTCAAGGACGGTGTCATAAGCACGACCGATAAGACCACTGGCAAGACAGTCATTCTGATCGACACCAACGAGGGTAAAGACACCGATGAGGGTGACGGCGAGGGTGAGCGTAAAAAAGCATTCGACAAATCGTTCGATCCGGACAAGAAGCTCAAGACGGCAGCGGATATGCTGCACGACATCGGCATCGACCCCTCGCAGCCGGTGTTCCACAACAACACGAACATCGACTGGATGTCATTCCATCCGGACGCTCCGGAGTTCTTTTCGCAGATGGGTTCGCTGATGTCCGATCTGAAAGAGGAGATCGCCAAGCTCGGAGACTACGTCTCGAAAGCAGTCAAGCCGGATTTCTATTCTGGCATCTCCATCGACAAGAGCTACGCAGGTGTCAATATCAAGATACCTTTCAGCGGTATGTTCATCAACCCGTTCTACGTGGCAGCCGGTGTCGGGACGGACTTCAACGGTATCGTCAAGTCTCTGTACCACACGATGCTCCACGAAGCTGTACATTTCTATGTACGCGCACATAACGACTCGTTCGCGTCAGGACTGTGGACTATCGATTCCAATATGGCGACGACCGGCGCACACGCCAAGATGACTGTCAAGCTCGAAATGGTATTGAAGAAACATTTCGAGATGTACAAGGAGATGAAGAAAGAGTATGACAAATTCTCAACAAAAAATATTAGAGGCTCTCTGGAGGGGGAACGCAGCGAAAGCGATGAATCGTTTGAGCCAGAACTCAGCGACGAGCAAATCGAACAAAGGTCAGAACGGTTTTGGGGGAAACTCTGGAATCGATACGCTAATGCTACAAGTGAACCAGTCGTTAGCGTTAGCAACGCAGAAGAGGGACGCAAGGACAGCGAACGACTTCCAAGCGATAAAAAACAAAATCAAATCGTTCCCGACAAACAAAGCTCTGTTGACATATCTAAACTCTCTGTCGGTGACCAAGTAACTTTCCGGTCGGGAGCTAAAGGCTTCGTCGTCTCGGTAGAGGACGGCAAGGTCACGGCCGTATTGCAGGACGGCACGTTCAAGGAACTCAAGGCGATCAAGCCGAAGATCGAGAAGAATCCGAGTACGGATCAGAACAAGACCACCTTGAGTGTCGACACTGCAAGCGCTCCGGCAGAGCCGACCGATCCTGTCACGTCACCATACGAATCGCTGGAGGATGAGGAAGTCCACAATATGCTCATCAACGACATCAACCTGCCACTCCAGCAGCAGGTTCAGTCAGGATACGGGGGTACCAAAGTATCGAGCACCGATGTCATCAACAGCTTCCGTAAGGTATTGGAGCAAATCGGCAACACTGTTATCCGGATGGGGCGCACCGGCAACATACAAGCCGAGGGCATCTACAAGCCGAGGGTCGAGGTCATCCGGCTGGGCAGAGCCAACAAGATCACGGCTGCCGCGCACGAGGTCGGACACGCGATCCAGAAAGCCGTGTTCGGTGCTGTATCCGGCAGATCGTTGGGTGGGCTGTCTCCGATTGTCCGTCGCCAGCTGATCGATCTGGGTCGTGAGCTGTACGGGGATCGTGTACCGAAAGGCGGGTATGCCGCCGAGGGGTTTGCCGAGTTCATCCGGATGGCTCTGACCGGAGACACCACAACCGTCAACGTGTCGGCTGTCGAGGACTGGTACAACAACGAGTTCCTCCCTAACAACCCTGAACTTGAGACCGTACTGTGGGATGCCAGATCGACGGTAGACGACTACATCAACCAAGGTGCCAAGAGCCGGTCGGATGCCAATATGCCGGTAAAGAAATCCGTCAAGGAACGACTGGCCGGACTCAGGAACTTTTTTAGAAAGATTCCGACTTGGATGAACGAAGACCTGACACCGTTGCTGCGGCTGACCCGACGTGTCGAATCTATTACCGGACTCAAGCTGTCGTTCGGAGAAGACCCGTACTCGGTTGGCTCTGCCTTACGTGGCCTTGCTCCATCCCGAGTGGCCTATATGGCGTACGAGAATATGGTCGATGCGAACGGCAATATAGTAGGCAGACCTCTGATAGATGCAACCCAGCTCGTTCGTGACTCGGAGCGAGACTTCACGCATTATCTGTGGGCGCGGCGTACTATCGAACTGCTCGACCGAACCAAGACGCTCGACGACGGAACCGTCGTACCCGATCCGAAAGCCAGCGGTATGTCGAGAGAGGATGCCGAGTTTCTGATCTCCGAGTTCGACACTCAGTACCCGCAGTTCGAGATCGCCGCCCAGCAGGTGTACGACTGGAACCGTGGCGTTCTTGAGTATGTCCGTCAAATGGTTCCCGACCTCGACGAATCGATCCAGCGGGTCTTGGACAGTTCTCAGAACTACGTTCCTTTGATGCGTGTGTTTGATGACGTGGAAGAGGATGTGTTGGCGGGTAAGTACAGCGGGTTCGGGAGTAATTCTCTTAAGACTTTGAAAGGGTCTGACAGGAGGGTGAAGTCGATCTTTCCGCAGCTCTTGGCAAATGCCGAGCGGCTCATTCAGATGGCGCACAAGCGCAAGGTGCTGGACACCATCGTCAGTCTGGGCGAGATCGATGGCGTTGGTCAGCTGATCGAAGAGGTGCCGCAGTCCCAGCGTCCGAACAACGTGACCATCGAGCAGATCGCCAGAGGTCTGACGGATGCCGGTGTCGATCTGGACGGCATCGATCTGGATCAAGCGATCACGTATTTCACACCAGCCCAGCGTCCGCAAGGTAAAGACCCGATTGTACCGCTCGTCAGGGACGGCGCGATTCGCTGGTACTACGTGAATGCCGAGCTGTACAACACACTTTCCGGCCTGGACATACACAAACTCCATCCGATACTGGATTGGACGTTCGGCGTGTCGACACGTGCGTTCCGTCTAGGAACCACCGGACTCAAAGCATCGTTCTCTTTGTTCACTAATCCGATGCGCGACATCCCGACTCTGTATATGCAGACCCAGACTAATAATCCGGCACGGCTGGTGATGGAGTATTTCAGGGCTATTGGTTCGGCGCTCAACCCTAAACGGTTGGTAGGAGAGAATACCACTGCACTTGATTTAGTGCACCGTCTCGGTGTCTCTATGTCACAGCCTCTCGGAACTGATGAGGCAATCACGACCAAGGCATCCAAGGAACTATTCAAGTCCCCGTTCAAACGGGTCGTCACCCAGCCTATCACGATGCTGCGCGAACTGTTGAGCACACCGGAAATGATCCCACGTGAAGCAGAGGTGCGAGCTATCGCCAAAGAGATAGGTTACACTATCGGAACCCCGATGGATTTCAATACGATGGTACAGCTGAGTCTCGCCGGTCGTCGGGCGACTGTCGACTTTGCGGCGATGGGTACGGTGGGCAGAGTAATGAACCAGATGATTCCGTTTTTCAATGCGAATATTCAGGGATCACGGTCGTTCATCCGTGCTTACCAAGCACGTCCCGTGCGTACTACTTTAACCGGATTGGCGGTGATGACGTTGCCGACTTTATGGCTCTGGTGGAAGTACAAGGACGAGGATTGGTGGCGCAAGATGCCGACCCGCGAGAAGTTCCAGTACTGGCACTTTCGTGTCGGTGACGAGGTGATCCAGATTCCCAGAACTCAGGATTGGGGAGGTGTGTTCGCGTCTGTCCCCGAAGCTCTGCTCGACGGGTGGTATCAACGTGACCCGAAAGGTGTGGAGAAATCAATGGGTTACCTCTTTGACAACGTCACTCCTGACATTCTCCCGACGATTGCCAGAGCCGCTGTCGAGCAGCTCGGCAACCGCATCGATTACTTCGACCGGCCTATCGTACCTACCGGCGATCTTAATAAACCGGCAGCGGAGCAGTACAGCCCGTACACCTCGGTGTTCGCTAAGTGGTTGGGTGCTCATCTTCCGAACTGGAAAGTCCTGAACATCCCGATCAACAGCCCTCGCCGGATCGATGCGCTCATCCGGACGATGGCTGGCGGGGTCGGTAGCGATCTGGCGCATCTTTTGGACATTAGTAAAAAGGATTTGACGTTAAGTGATCTGCCGGTTATCGGCAGAGCATTCAGGCAGGGTGGCGTGGAGGGTGTCGGCAGCACCGATGTCGAGAACTTCTACGATGCTTTGGATGAAGCTAAGACCAGAGCGGCGAGCGAGGCGAATCCCGAGTCCCCGCAGGAGCAGCAGCAGCGTCAGCTTCTCGAAGACACCAGCAAGACCATCGCTGTCGTCAGGAAGCTGGCTGTCGAAGCTCCGACCGTGAGAGAGCGGGAGCGGTACTCGCGTCTCGTCAACGCGCTGGCCGATTTGGCAGTCAACCGCAAGCTCGACTATACGACCGAGCAGAACCGGAAGCTGCTGCCGGAGGACATCGACCTGCTCAAGCAGACCGAATCCAAGATCGCAGAAGTGACTCAGGTGACCGGCGCGTTCGATTCAGGAAAGGTCGAGGACATCAAGGAGCTGCCGAAGAGAGATCAGCGGGAGGTTTTGAAAGAGGGGCTGCTGACCGATCAGCAGCAGAAGTTCTCGTCTCTGACGAATGTGGAGAAGCTGTTCAAGTTTCGAGTGTCGACACTCGAAGACAAGGCACGGCAGTCGGCATTCATCACGAAAGCGATCAACGATCTGAAAGCGAAGCGGGACAAGCAGCCGAACGAACAAGCATTGATTGGTGAATTGGAACGTGCTCAGTCGAACTTCGATGCGGAATTATCGAAGCAGCCGGAAGATGAGCGACGGAGGTTGGAACAGATCGACGACGAGACCGAGAAAGCTGTTTCTGTGGGAGGCAGAACTCGTCGCAGGAGTAGGCCAGCAAGAGAGGGTCGCCCCAATAAGAACGACCCTCTGAACAAACTGTTCAAGTTCTACGAGCAGAAACAGAACTAGGCAGCGCCGGTGTCACCATCGGGAGCCGCAGTCGTAGTAACTTTCGGCGCGGCTTTCTTTTTGGGAGCGGCCTTGCCTTTGGCTTTCGATGCCGGTTTGGCTTTCGCCTTGGTGGTTTTCTTCGCCGCTTTCTTCGGCGCGGCTTTCTTCACGACGGGCTTCGGCGGCGGCAGGGGAGCGTCACCGAACTCCTGCTTGCCCATCTTGAGAATCCACGAAGACATCGAGCCGTACTTGCCCTGCACCTTGTCGACCACGTACTGCATCTGATCCGAGACGACGACCTGAATGTTCATCATCCGTTCCTTGACGGTTTTCTTCTTGCCGCTTTCGGCTTCCTTGAGAGCGGCTTCCCGTTCTTTCAAGTCGGCCTTGCGAACTTCGTCGATGTTCATCCCACCGTTGACCCGCTTGACATCGCGTCGGGCGAAGTCCTTGCCGTACGCCAGCGTCGACTGCCGCATTTCACGGAAGTAGTCGAGCATTTCGTCCGGCGTACACCACGTGGTGTCCTGCACCTGCAAGGCCAGCCGGTAATCTTCCCGTGCCAGCAGGGCTTCCGGCGAGTTGCCCAAGTCTTCGACGAGCTGCTTGCCGAACTGCTTGTAGATGCGGAAGTCTTCCTGTAAGGTCTGACGCTCCACCCCGACTTCCTTGCAGATGCCGCGCAGGACGGTGTCGACACCGTTACCGGCCTCGGTGTTAAATTCCTTACCGGCTTCCTGAACCCGCAGGACGATTTCGTAGGCCGCCGCGCCCCGCAGGACGAACGCCGCTTTCTCCGTTTCGACGACCGAGCCGAACAGCCGCTTGAGCTGGTCGTCGCTCATCAGCTTCTTGCCATCTTTGTCGGTACCGTGGATGACGTTCACCAGTGTCGCCGCACGACCTGACACCGACAGGCTGGTGCTGGCTGCGTTGTACTGGATAAGGTTCATATCTGTGGCTTCCGGCGTCTCGATGATCTCGGCATCCAAGACTTCGACTTCTTCATTTACTTTGTTGTTGATTTGTTCTGACATTTTTATTTCTCCTAACTTAAGTTAATTGTTGACTGTTGACTGTTGACTATGGCGATTCACGCCGATTTATTTTCTGACCTTTGTTACGATATAGCCCGACCCGCTCACACAGGTGGCCGACAGTAATGGCTGTGTATATTCGAGCGTGACCCGCTCGCCCTTGTCTGCCGCTTCGTTGATCTGGTTGACGATGTTCGGGTCGGCAACCGAGAAGTTCCACGTGGTCGGTACGACCGTGCCGGCACCGGTGTTGCTGGCAACACCGACGTTCATCTGACCCTCGTAGGTCTTGCAAAAGAACCCCTTGTAGGATACCTTGACCGGCACCCCGACACGTTCTCCGGAGCTGTACTCAATCGGCACACCACCGAATAACTTCACCAGTGCGATAATTACTATCACCCCCAGTATGACCAAATAGGCACATCCCTCTGTGCGGTCGTCTGATTTACTCATCGTCTTCATCCTCCTCTTCGCTGTCTGGGGAAAATCCCCAGTCACAGAAATTGCACCTGAATCCGTCAGCTTCGGGAACCACCGCATCGTTATCGTCACAGATAGGGCAGTCCGGCATCTCGCCGTTTGCCGGAACCTGAACGGGTTCAGCCAGCGTATTCTGAACAAATTCCGCAACTCTGTCGTAGTTGCGCGAGATCGACCGCAACGTATTCTTGTGGCCGTTCTCCTCATCGATCACCTGCTGGTAGATCGCGTCGTCACGGTACTCCGAGACGTACCGTCTGACCAGCTCCGAAAGCACTGCCGGTCGTAGTGCGTCGAGTTCCCACGAACTGTCTCCGTGAATCGCTCGGTATGCGTCGGCTCTGGGGTCGGTGACCTTGGTCGGATTCGGGGGAGGGTTATACTGCTCGATCTGATCGAAGTTGAGCGCCAATCTGCGGACGACCACGCCGGTACGGCTGAGTAGACTGAGACGTTCCTGCACGTCTCGCGTCATATCGATGCCGCTCGGATCGTGATCTCCGAAGTGGAGAATCTCGGTCGATTGGCTATTGCTTCTCGACCGGTTCCGAATGCGCTGGGCAGCGGCGAACATCTCCGAGATCGACGTGTACCCACGGCAAGAGAAAAGTGGCACGTCGAACTCTTGGCAGACCCGCTCGAAGACACCGACGAGCGCATCTTTCTCGATCCAGATTTCAGGGACGACACGCTGACCTACCCACTTATCCATCCTGAAAGAATAGTATGCCGAATCGATCACGCTGGCCGGAGTGCTCCAGTGCGTGAGTGCTCGGACTGCCCTTGTTCGATCACCGATATGTTCCCAGTCGATCAGACCCGCCAGCCGTGCGTTGTTCATCACGTCCGACAGCTTCGAGTATTCCCGCTGGTTATTGGCGATGATGTCACGTGACACCGACTGGTAATAGAGCTGCCTGAGAGTCAGGTAACCACCGCTCTCTTCGACGGACTCCTCAAGTATTGCATCGCATTGTTCGATTAAGTCGATTGTTTCAGGCTTGAACCTGAATGTCCTGAATGCTTGTTTCATAGTCTAGTCTCATCTGTTCAGGTTGCCTATGTACAAGTTCAACAAACTTTCCAGCTGCAACCTACCAAGGATGATAGCATCACAATATTTTTTATTGCAAGTGACGCGACCATCTTTTATCACCCAGTACTCATTGTGTACAAGTCTCTCGAAAATCAAATGAGTGTCGACACTCGTGATACTGTACACGATAAGGTCTGGTTTTGCCTCGCTGTAAAGGCACTCGAACCCCAATTCCTTGAAGTCCGAATGTCTCAACGTCGGAGTTACGTTTTCGTACGATCCGTAGTTCATACTCCTGCCAGTTCCTCTAGCGAATCTTTGACCGACTCAAGCTCGGCCATTGCCGTACTAAGTATATCGACAGCGTCTCCGCTCTCGGTATACCTATCCGTTTCCTGTAAAGAGTCAGGCGTATTGTTATACGCCTCTTCCTCTTCTCCGTGAATCCGCTCCACGTCAACGATCACCACGTTGAGTATTGCTGCGGCTCGTTTTATTTCTTTACGTCGTTTATCGTTCAGACTCGTTACCCCCATTACTATCCCACATTAAGTATGCCCGTATCCCGTAGAACACTCCAGTCGGCGCAATAACAAGCACCAACCAATATAATCCCGCACCGAGCAGGAACACGATTGATGCCGCCACAATGTACACTGCGGACGCTATCGCTACACCTATGTACGTGAATAGCTCTCGTTCTTCGTTTTCGTTCATAATTTCATTTTCGGTGACATCGGAGGTATGTCTCTCGCGCCATACATCCCCGAGGCTTTACGCTGTTTGTCAAGCAGCGTGGACGAGAACGTCTGCAAGTTTTTATGAAACACCGTGGGTACCCGCCATCCGGCAGCACCGTTGCGTTGTTTCTCGCAGAGTATCTCCAAGTACATATCGTGCTCGCCCAGCTTCTCATCGTCGGGTGGCTCGACTTCCTGCAAGTGGATCAGAAGATCAGCGTCCATCTTGATCTGACGGCTCCATCTCATCTTCTTGGGTTCTTGCCGTTGCGGTCTGGGATTGTTGCCGTTCCCGTTCCGTTGCTGGTTCGGGTTATCGGCGTACTGGGACAATGCGATGGAAGCCACCGGAGGTATGCCCCTCTTCCTGTCTCCGATGGTCAGGGACTTCCACGTCTTCGAGATCGTCGAGACACGTGTTACGTCCGAGTCTTTCGCATCCGTGTCGGCCATCTGCAAATAGTCGAGGATGGCGGCGACCACGTCACGCTTGACGGCGAGCGTCTGGACGATGCGCTTGATGGCGAAGATGTTCGAGACCCCCTCGATGATGACGATGTTGTACTTCCGGCAGTAGTCGATGGCGAACTTGACATCGTCGAAGAACTTGGGATTTTTCAGATTCTCCTGAGTCAGTCGCTTGCCTGTCAGACGTGGGGACTCCATCGCCATCCGGTAGCACAGCATTTCCTTGGACATCTCAAGCGAGGCCACTGCCGTCTTGAGCCGTCCGATCTTCGAGTTCATCTTGGCGATGTGCATCATCATCGCCGTCTTGCCGCCACCGCTCTCACCACCGATCACGGTATATCCGGTCAGCTGGGACAGGAACAGCCAGTCGTCCAGCTCGGGGATATGGACACGGTACGGGTTCTCTCCGGCTCGCCAACCGGCGAGCATCGTCATTGCCGAGTCGGCAGTCTGTTCCATATCGAACGCATACTGCAAGTCCGACTCGCCCTCGTCGACACGGTCAAGCATTCCACGGACGGCATCTGCGATCTCGGCTGGCGGGGTGCCTCTCTTTTCGTGACGGTCGATATATTTCTTTAGCTCGCTGATACGGTTGCGAGCACCGCTCTCTTTGAACTGCTGAAATATCTCGTCCGTCAGCTCCGGTGTCTGGGAGTCGAACGCGACCGACACCATAATACGGGTGGTCATATCGTCCGGCAGCGCAGCCGTCAGCGTCTCTCGTGTGATACGCTCGTTCGTCTGGTGCTTCTGCACGATGATATTGAATATCTTATCGTGACCGGCAAAGACGAAATCACTCTTGGTCGTCCGGTGCAGATACTTGTCTCTCGCTTCCTTGGAACTGCAAAAGTTTTGAATCACAATTCCCTCGGAGCTGGTATCATTGTTTGCCATTGATTGTATCTCTCTCCTGTAAGTACTGCTCTATCTCTCTATACAGAGCAGAGTTCCTGTGCTTGCCGTAGCTGGGTCTGTAAGGCGACTGGCCTATCTTGGCAGCTTCGGGCGCTGTACGGCCTCTATAACGCTGTACAGCCACAGATTCATACACTTCCTCAACCTTGTTTCTCAGGGCATCGGCAGCTTGTTTAAGAGATTGCACGTTATCTGCGGTGGCCTTTATGCGAATCTCTACTTTAGCGGCTCGGAGTTTCTCGACCAGCTGATCCATCCACATCAGCGAATCGAACGCGACCTCAAGTGGGGATTTCGACTTCTTCATTTCTTTTCACCGCTTCTCTGTAACCGATGTGCAGCCGCTGGTCTCCGAGTAGGACGATCTCCTCGCCGTACATCGTCACTGCTCGCTCGTTTTTTCCCCAGCGGGATACGCGATAAGCGCTGTTTCCGAGCGGCTCCACAAAGAACTCGTAGTTCAAACTCGTTTTGAATTTGACCTTACGCTTCAACGTATCCGCAATGACCAGCGCATCGTGTACGCTGATCTGACTCATTAGCTTTGGCATTTGTTTATCTCCTCTAGTTTCTTTTTGGCCACTATCAATTTCTCTCTCGCAGTCTTGACGTGCTCCGGCAACTCTTCGATCAGTGCCTCGTCGTAACAATGCACCGCATTGAGCAGACCATCTATCTCTTCTTTTCTCAAACGTAACGCTATGCTTTTTGCTTCTGCCATAATTTTATCTCCAGTGTCGACACTCGTGACTTGGGGAAAACCTACGGAAAGGGGTTCTTGGGGTGGACAAGAGTGATACCTGCTTGGAAGCGTAAACTTCGCTGCATCTCTTAACCCAAGAAAAAAATCTTTCGATTCTCATAAGTTCGCAAGTGTGACGTTCTTGTTATTTTTAAGGGTAAGATTCATTATACTTGATACTTCTCACCCTTGTTACTTCTAATGTCGGTCTCCTAAAGCAGCGGATGCCTAGGGAGACCTGTGGTGACCAGTTCACCCCTTAGGAGACCTGTGGTGAATCGTTGACTATCCACTCCCAGTATGCGAACATACCTTTCTTGCGAACAGCCTCGATTCGCAGGTACCCGCACTCTTTCAAGTTAGCTGTGATCCGGTCGATGCGCTTGCGCCCGATGTCGAACCGCTCCATCAGCGTGTCTCTGCTGATCTTGAAGTTGTCGTCGTGGCTGCTGAGATACACGAGCATACCCAGTTCATCCAGCGCCAGACGTTTATCACGCATAGCCGCATTACTGAGCACCGTGTAGTTCTTTTTGTACTGGTTACGTACTCTAATCATTTTGGTTTTATTCGATTTGACTTGTGGAAACTTTCGTGGTAGCTTTATAGACGTGAACGATAGTTTCCATCACGGAACAAATTGAATTTAAGTTGTTTTAACAGGTGCAGACCATAATCTGCACCTGTTTTTTCTTTCTGTTTTTCGGAGTACTCAATCGGGATGAGTACTTAACATATTACTCCGGCTAATAACCAATGTCAACTGTACACTAACCTCCTGACGATAAGTCCTTTAGATGGTGGTAGATAGCCCACGTCTTCGGAAAGCACTGCTCGACGATCTTGTCGACAGCCTTGGCGTACTGCTGGATTTCCCACTGGGCAGCCGGATCATCACGGAGCGACAGGAACGCCAACCAGTTCCTGAGAACGGCAGACGCTCGCATCTGCGAATATCTGCCGACCGGAATCACGACCCTCGCCAGCTCTTTCGGAATACCGCAGGTCAGACCGTACTGGTATAACTGCTCCGCATCATTGTAGAACGCAGCCAGAGCGTTCTCCCAGTGGGTAGCGTTGTTGTCGTTCAGCTCGGCAGCACCGATAGCGACACCGGCTTGCTTGTTCGTCGTACTTGTCAGGTACAGTCGCTCGCGTGTCGGCTCATAGTTGACATCCGGCAGCGGCGCGTACCGTGCAGACATCTCGTTGTATGAATTATGAATCAACAAGTTATCTGCCGCAAACCAGTTGTTTCCAGTTACCGAAATGTCGAAAGTGTCTTTCAAACCCAGAGCGTTAATGGATAGTATCTTAACCGGAACTTCTCTTAATCGCTTTCTACCACCGTTAAGTTGACTATCATCTGCGTTGTCTTGAGCAGTGCCGAGTTTCAGATTCAGCAATCTGTTATCTAAAGGGTTGTCGTTCTTATGTAGAACCCATTCGCTAGACCTGCCTAAGAATGCGTTAGCAACCAGCACCGAGACCTGTACCGTCTTGTTGTTAATTGAAACTACCGCTCTGTGGTCGGTGTTCACTGTTTGAGTTTTGAGGTAGGGCTGCCTCTGCTTTCTGACTCCTCTGGTTGACCAGTAAGAACGTACCCTGCCGAGATTAGATACTTCGTATCCTTCGGATACTTCTCGCCACTCTTCGTTCATTATTTCTTCATTACTGATAGCAGGGAACACCGATGCCGCACCTCTGTCACCATTTTGTATCATCGCCATCACTTCCGTAATACCGTCCTTTAGCCTACCCGAACCGTAAGGAGTCTTGAACAAATGGTCTTCTGACACCTCTACCTCTCCGTACTTGGTACGAACCAAGTACACCTGTTTTTGCCCTGTGTGCCAAGCGCCGGTTACATTAACAAACCCGTCATTGTTTCGTAACTGCATTGCGGAAATCCTTGCTTTGGTTTTAGGGTTTAAGAACCCAGAAACCACGTCCAGCATAGATTTTCTGTAAGCCTTTCCGTCAACAGGTCTGTTAAATACCAACGGTGTACTACCTGAAACGCACTGTGTCCGATGACGGTGCCATTCCCTGAACACGAAGATCGGGGCGCGAACTTCGATAATCATTCCGGCGAACTCGAACGGTGTCGAGTGTCGATTCTTAAACATAAAGTTCAGCAGATTTGTGTCGTTGGCTAGTTTGCCGAAGCACTGCGCCCCAGTACGGTCATTGTGGGCTGCTATCTTAGCTATGAACTGCTTATCGCAGTCAGGACAGTAACACACGTCCCACCCACGGAAGTTCCCCTGTGTCGATTGCCTCGCAGCCTCGATGATTCCGGCCTCGTCGACTCCGGCATCACCCCCGCCCCAGTACTCGACCAGCCTGACGAACCCGTGGTCAAGCACCGGTATGTTGATTTCTTTCTTCATTTTTAATCTCCTCCTCGATTTGTTCGACTGCCACATCGAGCGGCAGTGCTATGGTTCCGCACACGATTCCGAGCGCATTACTCAGCAACGTGTCCAGCTCGAATACAGCACCGGCCTTTTCCCACATCTCGATCCGCGCCGGACGCATATCGCTGAACCGATTTTTGTTTACCCGTTCTTGGTAGCGCCGGATGTAGGTCGATGCTTTCTTAAGATCGTCGATCTTGTTGTCGTGCTTCCGACCGGCGCGGCAGATGTACTTTGCCGCATTACCAAGCCGGAAGTCCAAACGAAAGAACTCGATCACCTCGTCGACGAACCACCCGTGGTAGTAGTTCCGACCGCTATGAGTGTCGACACTCGAAGCAGCCGCAGTACCTGCTGCGTTCTTCCAGCAGTAACCCTCGTCCTTTCCGCATTCTTCACATATTAACTTTCCCATCTCTATTCTCCTGACGGTTTTCCGTACACCTTGGCGATGACTGCCAGCACCAGATAGGTCGCTTTGCTTTCTTTCGCCAGCCGTACGGCTTCTTTCTCGGCAGCCTCCTTGGTCTCGTGCTGCTTCTTGAATCGTTTGTACCCTTGAGACCCACGGGCAACGGCATAGGTGACTTTGTCACCCTGCAACTCTTTGACCTGCGGGTATCGACCCAGCAGGTGTTTGTCTTTGGCCTTGACGACCCTGACTTTCGGTTTCGGCTTTTCAGCCATCGATTATTTCCTCCCACTCGTCGCCGTCTAAAGCGACCTCACCGCTTTCCTGACCGACGATCACGATGTTCCCGTCATCGGTCAGCTCGAATCCGGCGTTAGCAAAGTCTTGGTCGAAGAACGATCCGTCCCGAATCGACTGCTTGATGAACTCCGAGAACTTGGTTATGTAGCTCTTTCTCAGATTGAGAGAGACCATCACGTCCCCGTCCCCGTCCTCATTCTGAAACTGGTTCTGGATAGCGGTCGAGACACGGTAATCCACGAATGTCTTGGCGGCATAGTTGACCGTCGACTCCTCGACTGTCGACCTGCTCGCCATTTGCGCGGCGAACTGCTTGACCTTGTCGGACACATTGAGCGTACGCGACATCTCACACAGCTCGTACGTCACCGTCCAGATCAGATTGATAATCAGATCGAAGTCCTGCTTGGCTCCGATATGCGGGACGAAACTTTGCAGTGTCGACCAGTAGTCGAGGGAGATAAGCGCTCGCTTCTCCCCCTCGACCACACCATCGTCCGTATGTTTGCTGATGATGTTGACGTAGTCCGTCGCCATCTCCACCGGCAGTAGTTCCGGCAGAGCTGAGACCAGCTCGTGCCGGAGGAACGGAAGCAGCGCCGAATGCAGTACCGCTCCCGTCCCGAATGCGTGTTGTTCCAAGTATGTTCTAATCATCGATTAGCTCCGTTCCCAAGGCACGTCATTACCTGACTTGGCTTGGTTTTTCTGCATATCCTGCAAGTGTTTAATTAGCTCAGAAGCAGCTCTCTTGGAAAGATTATCTGTGCCGCACAGGAATACCTTTTGACACTCCTCGTCCGGATCGACTCCGACTTCACGGGCGATGGCTCTGACCATCCCGAGCTGTTTTGCAGTTACCAAATCCGACAGACTTCTGGCAACCGGACTCGCCGGAGTGCCGCCCCCGCCGCCATAGTTGCCGCCGCTGTCTTGGCCTCCCGCGAATCCGCCGGTCGCTGCCGCATCCTTTTCGTACAGGTCACGACCGATACCGAACAGCACGGCTGCCCGTTTGAGAGCGTCGGACGCTGCCCCTTTGACTGCCAGTTCCCACGCATCGTCGCCAATAGTCCCGTCGCGTTTGCGAACGAGCGAGCTGGCACCGACACCGTCACGCTCGGTACGGAACCCGTCCTCCATCGTGATCGTCAGACGGCCACGGCAGATCGCCGTCGTGTCGGTGAAGTTGATGTCCACGACCGTGAAGCTCCACGCCGAACCGACGACCGAATCGAGAATGTCGGTGACCGTGTTCCACTCGATGTACGGCACATCTCCCCAGCTCATCGAGCGGGTCTTGACGAGCTGCTTCGGTACCGGCGCTCTGAGCTGTGCCAGCCATCCCAGCTTGGTGACGGGAATGATCGACACGACCGGTTCGACCGTGTCGTCCTGAATTTGTTGTTGACTCACTTGTTGTTTCTCCTGTTGTTTCGGAGGAGCTGCCGTTGGCCGCGCCTCTTTTACTGTGCTATGTGTCCTGCGCTCGGCAGCCGCTGGGGCTGCTTGCGTACCTTGATCCTTGTTGGCGAAATGGATCGCCGCCCAAATGTGTTCGCATCGGAAATGCCGATCCGTATTTGCGTCCTTGTTCTCCTCGAACTCCGGACAGTTACAGATAACCGCATTCGTATGCGGGTGTCTGCCGACGAAGTAAATTTTCTGCTTACCGGCCACGCTCGCCGTCTTGACCTCGAACTCGCTGCCGTTGCGGCTGACGTTGCCGAGCGCGACTAGCGCTTTGCCTCGCTTCTCGGGGTCTTTGTGCCAGCTCTCCTCCTGAACCGGAGTAGCTGCTTGTTTTTTAGCTGCCATACTATTTTCCTCCCAACCATTTGTATAGGGAGATTATCTTCGACGCGATGGTGGGATCGCCATACGTGTACTTCGTGAACCACCGACAGATAACGTCCGGTGTCGCTGCGTTGATTCGTGCATTTACCTTGGCTTGCTCGTCGGGCGGCACTTCGTCCCAGTCGTACCACGCTGTATTGTCCATCAAGAACTCCTGAAACGTGTACAGTATTCCCATCTCTTCGAGCAGCTCGACATTCGGTTTCTTTTCATCAACCATCTGATTCACCTCCATTCACGAATACTCCCTCGACAGCAAACAATTCCGTAGCTTCCGGATAGTTAGAGAACCATTCGGCAGCAACTTTCTCGGCCTCTTGGTAAGAGCCGAATTGCGCGGCTTCCCGTGGGTTTGTTGTGTGCTTCATAACTACCGGAACAACTCCAGTAACAAATACCGTGCCGACGTAGTAGCGGTTGCTGACTACATCTTTCAGTAGAAATTTCTTTATCATATTGTCTCCTATTTGTTTCCGACACCATCGATAGCCAGCGCTTCCGTCAGTGTCTCTTTACACTGCCAAACCTCAACCTCGATAGTATCCCCGACTTTGTAGTAGTCTAACTGCTTACTGAATAACTGGCAGTACTGCCGCCGGTCGGAACCCCAGTTACTCCTCTGGACTACCTGAACTATGTGGCGTTCCTTATCTCGTACGTCACGCAGCTCGACGGAGTAGTGCCGGTTACAGCTACCTAGCAACGATGCCATCACCAGCATCACACCCACGCTGGCCGCAAGGCACAGCATAATATCTATTAACTTCATATCATCCCCTTTATTATTTCCCAGCAGTCGTCCAGATCGTATAGGTAATAACTGCCACGTTGACCCCTACCTACTCGGGTTACCTTGTCTCCGAAAACTCCGGAGATCGTCCAAGCCTTGAGTGTCGACACTGGAATCTCGGCCACAGCAGCCATCGTATCAGTGTCCACCTTAATCATCGTTATTGGAATATAGCGCTCATAAGTACGGTACTTTGCCGATATAAGCTGCTCTACCGGTATTTCACAATTACGTTTCATCCTCCTCCACCCAGATACTGACGGCGACTCTGGGATTAGCCTTGTCGTCATACCTGTAAATATGCAGCTCCTCGATCTGGGAGTCGTTGTTGTAACACTGGTGCTGCATCACGTCGAGCAACACCTTGAGAGTGTTGTCGACATCACCCTGCCTCCTCGGTCGGTACAGCTCGACGGTCACGGTTATGTTCCCACTGAGCGGTGTCACGCCATAGAGCGCTAAGTACTGGCGAACACTGTTTTTGTAGTCGCGTCCGGCCTGACTGATTGTCAGACGCTTTCCCGATACACGATACATCTTGTTGAGAGTGATCGGATACGGCAGTACGATACGGTAGACCGGAGGCTGCCCGTCGTCGTACTCGACCGGATGCGGAATCAGCTCCACATCGTTCCGGTAGATCGGTTTGGGTTCCTCCCGTACAGCCCGTCTTTCGACCGCTGGCTGCTTGGAAGCTACCAGTCCGGTGTCTGATCTCACTTTGAGTTTCGGATTGTCGTGGAGAAACTTCTTAAGCTCCATCTCACCGCCCAGTCTCAGCGCCATATTATCCTCTTAACTTTACCAGCAACGCTTTCGCGTCACCGAATGCTTTTAATACCGCAGTGTCCAGCGCCGACTCGACACTGTCGAATGCGGGTACTACCCGTACAGTGGAGCACCCGATAGCGTCTACCAGCGCCTTGAGTGTCGACACTAGAGCGCTGTAATTGTTGATTGCCTCTTCAAGAAAGAGAGCCTCGCCTTTCGGCAGCTCCGAGCAATCGACGATGATCTTGTTTGTGGCATCCTCGATTGTTTCGCAGCTACCGTAGTATTTAACCGGAAGTATCATACATCCTCCTCATCGAACAGTTTGAGCTGTACGTTCGGCTGGAGCTTTAGCACATCCTCGTTGTCCGTCTCTATCGTGTACTCGACGTCGACGAATACACGGGGTACGTTTGTCCAGACGACATCTTCGTAATCCAGCCGATTGAGCGGGTACTGGAAAAGAATCTGGATGCGCTCCATATCCTCGGGAGTAGGTTCCTTATGGTAGCATTTCATCATCTCGCCCATCTTGGAAGCCCAGACCAATTCATAGGCCAGACCTCTCAGCCGGTCGAGATTCTCTCGGGACTGGGTGGCTGCGGTGATCTGGCACATTTCCCAGACCGCAATCAGCAGATCACGATTCGCTAGGCTCTCGTCGAGCGAGTACCTGAACTTGTGCTCGTCTGCCACTCTGTCCATAAATTCGATGACCCGTTTGTGCATCGGGTCTGATTCAGGTTTGAACAGTGTCATCACTCACCTCCCGTATAGCGCACTTGAAACATTCTGCGCGTATTGGGTACAGCGACTCAGACCCGAGTGTAGTTCCGACGAACGTTACTACACACAGGAACCTAGTGCCGTTGAAAATCATATCACCAGCCTCGACGTATTCGGTCGGCATCAGCATACGATAACCCTCCGGTATTTCCACCTCGCCTGTCAGTCGAAATATTGTCATAGCTACTCACCTCACTTATCCATCATACTTTAGGCTTACTTTGTGCTTGTTGTAGTAATTGAAGATGTCCTCGATCAGTGCTAGATACTGATCCACCGACGCGCACTTGCAAATAGCTGCCGGACGGGTCTGCAACTTCTGCACGAACTTCCGGTGATTGAACTTTTTATTGCCCATAACTTTCAGGTAGGCCGATACGAAGTTACGGTCACGGTATCCCTTGAAGTACGGCGCGATCTCCTCGATCAAACGTGCCTTGCGCTCTGCTTCGGCCAGATCGGCAACCACCAGCTGACCTCCGATGAACAAGTCACTCAGCTTGCCGTGACCACGCTCCGTCGAATGCAGCAGCTCGACCGTAATAACGTGCGGGAATTTGTACCGCGCTTTGAAATCTCGATAAATAACGTAGTTGTTATTTCCGCTGTCGATGTATGAGCTGGCGTAATCGTCCGATGTCCATTTACGCTTAATGACGTTGAACCGTTGGATGTGCTCAAGCGTATAGTCCGGCTCAACGTAGTAGAACACTATTTCGTTGAGCCGCTTGCGAGCTTCGAGTGTGTGCTGCCCGTCGATCACCTCATTATCCTTATTGATAACGATGGGGATGCACAAATCGTTTGCCTGAATAGCTGCCATAATGCTTTTGATATGCTTCTCTACTAAGGCTCTGTTGCCTTTAACGTGTTTGAACATATCGTAATCCGTGGTCATCTCTATCGTCCTGTTGATAACCGGCTCGGTCGCCGGTTTTTTGGTATTTTTCTTTGTCATATAGTCTAGCCTCACTTCATCCAGCAGTCGTGGATGCCTCCCTCCAGTGTGATCGGTATATTCGGAACGACTTCCTCTGCGGCCAGTCGTCCCTCTTCTTTAATCAGCGGACTCAGTTCTTCCGCTACTGCTTCCGGCACTTCCCACAAGCCCTCATCGTGGACGGTGTTGACCAAGGCAGCCTCCGGATATTTATGGAACACACGTGTGATCCACAGCTTCATTGCGTCGGCGTTCGTCGACTGGATCGGGAAGTTCTTGGATGCTTGCATCGCTTTGAACTCCTCGGTGTCGTTACGCTTCCAGTGCGGAAGCGCCCGAACCCGCCCTGACGGTGTGCGTACACAGTTGTACGTCTTGAAGTAACGGAACTGGCCGTTATGCCAGCGGACGATGTCCGGATGGTCGGCGTAGTATTTCTTTAACCTGCGCTTCGCATCATCGCGCTCGATCCCCAGCTTGGCAGCCAGCCCGTCAGCGCCCAGCCCGTACGGCACACCGAAGTTGACCGGCTTGATGTCCTGCCGCATCTGAGCGGTCACTTCCTCGAACGGTACACCGTACTGGAGAGCAGCGTTGACTGCGTGTACGTCTACCTTGTTGGCGAACGCATCGCAGAAGTACCGGTCGTTGGTGAACTGGGCAAGGATACGCAGCTCAAACTGGGAGTAATCGTACCCGATGAATTTGTGACCATCGGCAGGGATGAATGCCGCTCGCCTTTCCGAATCCCGTGGGATGTTTTGCAGGTTCGGCTGGCTCGACGAGAACCGTTGGGTGTTGGTGTCGTTCTGGTTGAAGTTGGAGTGTATTCGTCCGGTCACCGGATGGATGTGCTCCAAGAACGAGAACCCGTAGGTCGAGACATCCTTGGCGTAGTCCGAGTATTCGAGATACTTGAGCAGCGCCGGTCGGTAATCCCTGCGGACACCGAACAGGTCGATCGTCTCTTCGTAGTTCTCTATCAGCTCGGCTATCATTCCTTTCGCTCGGCTCTTGATGTTGAGGCCGGTCATATCCGACAGCAGCTTCCACATCTGGGGATCGGAGTTCAGGTTGACATCTCCGAATCCGAACTCGTGTCGGAGTGAGTGCTCGATCAGATGGAGTTGATCCTTGTCACGCTCGGCCATATCCATCCACTTCTGCCGGTCGACTCGGATACCGTTCAGTTCAAGCTGGGCGACAGCCGGTAGGCAGTCCATCTCCAGTATTCCGACCCGCTGCAAGTTGTTGGCGTTGATCGCTTCGCAGAGCTGACGGTACGAGGGGATCAGAGCGGCAGCGTCGAGAGCTGCGTATATCAGCTGCTCTTTGTAGAAAGGCTTTCCCCAGTCATAGGTCTGCTCGGACTTGTCCATCTCCAGTGTACAGCAATCGTACGCTACATCCTTGAGCTTGGAACCAACTGGTAACCCACCCTTGACCAGCTTGTGCGCGACTCGGGTACAGAACAGAGCGCGTACGGTTCTCAGGTCGAGTCCGAAGTAGGTCGCCATAAACTCCAGATCGAACTTGCCGTTGTGCATTACCTTGACCAGTCTCGGACTGGCGAGCATCGGCAGCAGGAACTCGGCCACTGGAGCTTTCGGCAGGTGCTGCATATCCAGTACGAACGTCCGCTCGACGTTGGATATTTGGACGAGCCGAATCTTCCCGACCAGCGGGTCGAGACCATCGTTCTTCTTGGCACCGTACGTCTCGGTATCAATTCCGAACAGCGTGTACTTATCGAGCGACTCACGAACCCTGCCGAGGTTCTGCCAGTCACTGACGTACGTTATTGTTGTCTTCATTAATTGACCTCCTCACAATATCTTATCTGAGATTCCCAGATGAGTCAACTCTTCTTACGGTCGTTCTTGGCTATCGAGTCCGTCATAATCAAGTACTTCTCCAGCTCGGAGTCCAAGACCGCGCCCTCGTACTTGGTGAAATCTCCCTGCTCGTTGATCTCGAACAGCCCGTTCACCTTTGTATCGAAGACGATCACACGGATGTAGTCCTTGTTGAAATGGTTTACTTTCTTCTGAAACGAGTCGATTGCGATCTTGGCATCGTTGCTGTACATCCGCGCTATCGAAGCGATTCGACCTATTTGAATTTTATTTAGTGTTTTCATAATCCTCCTGCCTTGAGTGTCGACACTGAAAGAGGGTGGGGCATCACCCCCACCCTCACTTTGGAGACAAGCGTATGTCAAACGCTCAAGGGAAACTTTTTATAAATTGACCGGCCTCGGGGCGATGCTAATACCGTGCTTGCTGGCACTGATCGCAACCTTGCCGCTGAAACATTCCGCAAACTTTTTCTGGAACTCGGAATCCGACAGCCGTGATTTCTTATCACCACCGTCGATCCAGTTCAGATGCCGTCCCGTCGTACTGCGCCAATCGTTCTCGTGAACGTACGTACTGCCGTGGTATCTGAACGCGACGAGCGTACTGTACGAGAACCAGAACGTGAACCCCATCGTCTGAATCTTTAGGGTATGCCGACCGTAGCCCGCACCCGAGTAATCTCCGTAGCTTTCGATGCTGGTCACACCCAGCACATCTTCCGGACTGCTCATTATTTTTTCCTCCTGAAATTCAAGATGGCAGTTATCACGAAGATAACTGCCACGATAACGAATGCGTACACCTCGAACAGATGGTGCCGCAGCCACTGTGAAAACATTTGAACCCCCTTATAATTTGACGGGACGAGCCTTGACTTCGACCCAGTTCGAGATCGAGCTGGTGATCTCGGACAACCCACGTTCGATGGCGACCTTGGTTTCGAGGTTGTTGCGGATCGCGTCGGGCGACACGCCGGAGAGAAGTTGCTGCGCCTTGGTCACCGCTTCCCGCATCTCGGTGTCGTTCGTCAGGTCTTTCGCCGGAAACGTGGCGAGGAAGTCACGGACGGTTTCGACGTAGCCGGACTTGAACGTCTTGCGTTCTCCACGTCCGATCCCTCTGATCTTGTCGAGCATCGTCTCGACGATCTCGACGAACCCGACCCGCAGAGCGCCTCTGATCTGTGCCATATCTTCCTGTACACGTGCTCTGTCCTCTTCGACCAGCTTGGCGTGGAGCTTCGGGTCAATGTCCTTGAGTTTGTCCGGCACGGAGACGGATAGCAGCCGGTATGAGATCGAGAACTTGGAGCGGATCGCTTCCTTGCTCGGGTAGTCGGACTGCTTGAACACGGACGGGTTCCGCATCTCGACCTCACGCACCGCACGATCCCAGTTGTCGATCAAGTCGTTGACCAGTCGACCCCGCTCTTTCTCGTACAGTTCGATCATCTTGAGAGCGTGACCGACCAGCATATTCGGCAGCAGCACCATCCCGTTACCGGCGAATGCGCTGCGGAGGGAGAGAGCGTTGAGTCGTCGCTTCATATGAGAGTCGTGCTTCGAGATCGCTTCGACGTACGTCTTGTCGATCAGTCTGGTGGTAGTCGAGATCAGATTGGTGTCGATACCCTCGTCGTTGATAAGCTCGTCGGAGTTGACGGTCTTCTTGAACTCCGTCCCGTTGATGGTAAATTTTAACAGCATCGTGTTGTTCGGGATGACCTCACGATCTGCGGTGTTGATAACCTCGGTCGGTGTTTCTGCGAATGATTGGAACGAATCGAAAAATAAGTTGTCATTAGCTTCGGTAGCCATAATTGTAATCTCCTAGTTTAGCACTCTTGAAATACTGCCGCTAACGCCGCAGCGATCTCGTCGGCAGCCTTGACCACGTCCGTATCTCCGAATATCTCGGCATACCCTCCGACAGAGTATCCGAGGAGCTGGTAGAATTGCTCACGGTCTTCCTGCGGGAACGGTATGGCCTCAATCATATTTAGGTCAACACGGCTGTGGGTAGCCAATAAGAACCGGACAATCTTGTTGACCTTGAACCGAGCGGTTCCGTGCTCGTCCAAGTACACATCCTGCATAGGCATAGTTATTCGCCCTCCTCTTGGCCTTGAGTGTCGCCACTCAAAGCAAGCCTGTTAAAGAATCTCTTACGGCGCTCACGGTCTCCGTCGTTGACCTCCGACCAGCCGCATCTTACCTTGGAGATCGGCTCCTCGCCATCTTCCAAGAACAGTTTATTGCGCCACCAGATCAACCCCAGCTCCCGTTCGAGCGACGGTAGGTTCATCCGGCCATAGTATTCGGCAGACGTGGGGTTCTGCGGAAAGCGACGGAGGCAGATGACGGCCAGCAGCGCACGGTCGACAGTTATGTCGAACTGCTTGCGGACATCTTCCATCTCACGAAAGGGGACACTCTCCGTCTCCGTCCCCCGTTCGCTGAACAGTACGACTTCGTACCTCATAACACGTTGTCCTCCAGATATTTCTTTTCCGCAGCAAGCGCTTCGCTGCGGAGCTTGAATCCGCTGAGTACGACATCGTGACCGGACGGGGACATATCAGCTTCCCAGCATCCTGCATCATTGTTGAACTCGACGTTAGAGGCTCGGCGTGTAACCGAGCCTCCAAGTTCCATCAAACCGACCAGCCGGTCGTCGTGGATGAATTTAAGATCGCCGTCGCCGGTCACCGTCAGTATGTGGTTACTGCCGAAGCCGGAGTTGTTCGTGCTGTTCACTTTGCTTCATCTCCCCTGTTTCCACCCGCTTCTCGACGGTGCCGAGAGCGTCCTCGATGTCTTTCGTCAGATCGAGACACCGCTTACCTTTGACCCCTTTGACCTCAATCGAGAGATCACCTTTGGGCGACACATCCATAATCATTTCAGCCATTGCGTTTATCCTCCTACGATCTCGCAAACAGACGGACGGTGCCGTCGTTCTGCTTCTCACGAACGACTCGGAATCCCTTTCGTTCGGCCTGTGCCGTGGCTCCGGCGATGGTGTACTCCTGACGGAGCTTGTTGCAGTTCTGCCCGACGACGGGAAGCAACCCGCCGCTCGACCAGTAGTCGAGCTTGAGCGAGTAGGTCTCACCGTCCTTGCTCTTGACGATACCGATCCCGTACTGGGCGTTGGGGAATGTGATCGAATGCTCGCACTTCGCCAGCTTGCCGCCGAACGTGACAAACTTTTTCGCGTCACGGTTTAAGACCCCGCCTAATTGCTTGGCGGCATCTTCCAAGTAGTCCAGCGATTTGAACTCCGTCTTGACATTTGTAATGTGACTCATTGTTTACCTCCGAAAGCTGCCGCCGCAGTCACGATGACCACGATCAGCAGAATGATGTAGGGGAGACGCGACTTGTCTCTCCCCCGCTTGTTACGTGGGTCAGCGGAAAGCTGACGGGTCGCCCACGTCTTAAGAACTAATTGTTTCTTGTGATCCGGAACCTTGTCCCAGTCCCAATCCTTTTTAATCATAACCACTCCCACCGGCATCCGTTACGCTCCAAGCGGAGCGGTATGTCTTTCACACTGCTGCCGGATATTATCTTTCTTAAAATAGGGGCGCAAGACCATATCGACCACACCCCGTTCGATTTAAGAAAGACTATGTGGGCGCAGAAGTTACGTCCGTACACCCTAAGAGACTTCATCATACTTGACGAACTCCGGTTCGATAGACCAGTAAGCGCCACGCTCCTCGAAGAACACGACCGGCGTACCACCGCTGGAGAGAAACGCCACACTCCGCACCGTCATATATTCATACTCGGCACTGGGGTGGTTGATGCTTCTCCAGTAGACACCGGAACCAGGGGGAAATTGTTTGTTGAACTTGTCGACCAAGGCTTGCGCCTGTTTAGTTGATAGTCTCGGCATCGTATCTCCTATAAGATCAGCTTGGTCTTAGCCGAGCTGTCGGTACCAGCCGTCTTTCTGGTCGGCTCGATCCTGTTCATACGGTACACGCCTTTGTGGGTAGCGTCAAGGAACCGTCCGTCTGCTTCCTTGCACAGTAATTGTATCTCATCACGAGCCGTCACGGCAACCGGAGTGATGCGTGTTGCGGTCTCCTCGATCCCGCAGTTGAGCAGGTCGGCAAGACGGCAGCACGTTTCGATCTCTGCCCCTGTCCAGCCCTCGTCGTTGAGACCGGCGTTCTTACGCAGCTCATCCACATACACCCGTTCGTTCCCTGCCGAGACCAGCTCGTACTTGCGGAGGTAGATGTCCCAGATCGCATCACGCTCGGCCTTGCTCGGCAGGGCAAAGAAGTAGGTGCCGAGATTGTACCGGCGTTTGAGTTCGGGCGGGAGCTGCTCGATGCGGTTGCACGTGGCGATCCACATAATACCGCCGTCGTCCCCGCCGATTGACCGGATGGTCTTGAGTGCGTTGCGGAGATTGGTCTCGCTCGAACCGACGAGCGAGTCTTTCATACCGGACAGGTCGAGGTGAATCGTGATCGCGTCCAGCTCCTCACCGAATGCCTTGGCGAGAGCCGACTTGCCGCACCCGTACACACCGGTCAGCATCAGTCCGTACGATCTGGTTTCCTGCATCTCGGTCAGCAGACTGCCGAGCATATTGCCGGAGACTCCCGACGTGTCGGTACCCTGTGATCCTGCCGTCGCCTTTTCGATCTCATCCACGAACAGCAGCGTCTTGACTTTGAACTTGGGACTGTTCTTGAGACGCAGCAGGTATTCCTTGAGGGAATCGAGACCTCCCAGTGCGCTGAATCCTTGCCCTGTGCTGGGCTGTACAGACAGGCCACGCTGTTGATTCAGTGTCTGGATGGCGTTCTCCCGTAACCGGTCGAGATGAATGCCCCGATTGTCCATCGCAAGGAACAGAATCTGCCGGACTTGAAAGAGCGGGACACCCCGCAGCGCTTCGCGCATCGAGAGGATAAGACTATCGGTCAGCACGAACTTCTCGTCGCCACGGTTCGCGTCGAAGTTTTCCTCGTACGACTGGTATGCCTGTTGTATCTCGTGTACGATCTCGTCCTCGACTGGGAGCGGTGCCGTGATCCGCTGGACGTGTTCCTTGAGTTCGGGTGGCACGTTGAAGTCGATGCCGACGAAGATCAGCGTGATCCGCGCAAGGCCGAGCGCATCACGGCTGTTCATCAGCAGCTGGACGGTCGACAGGTAGTCCTCGTTCTTCTCTGATAAGAACCGGTCGCCGGTAAAGAACACGACCGCAGTACCCAGACCCTGCGGGTTGCCGCCACGGGTATCGTCGAGCAGGTGGTCAGCAATGTCGGTGATCGCTTTGATTGCGAGCAGAGAGTTGCGCGTATCCAGCTTATCCTTGGTCGCCTTGACCGTGACCAGCAGACGTTCGGCCTCTCCGAAGTTGGCCGTCAGACCATTGATCTCCAGACCCCCGACGCAGTCCCACGTGTAGATCAGTTCCTTGACCGGCGATGTCCCCTCTCTGATCCCGATGGTTTGCAGAATGCTGGCGACCGTCGCCGGTTCGTCGACCGCACCGTCGACCAAAATCATCGGTACGTTCCGATCACACATCAGCGTGATCGCACTGCTAAATGGTAGTTTACTCATCTCCTAATTCCTCCATTAATTCCGGACGATACAGCTTAAGGTATCTCCGGAGTCCGTCCTTGAATGGTTTCAGCTGACGCGCACGTCTCCGTGCCGCAAACTCAGCCCACTTTGATTTCGGTTGATCGCTTGCGCGTATCCGTCTTACCACGTTGCCGCGCCGCAACATATCGATCATAGCCTCTTCGACTACATCGATCAGCTCCGGTACTTTCATACCGGCAGCCGACCGCTCGTTGAGAGTCACGGTCTTACCCAGCTGTAACTGGCGCTCCCATAGTCGGAGCGCCACACAGGCAGCCAGCCGTTTGTTGTACTTTTCGAGGGAGTACTTAAATGTTTCAGCCACTGTTACCTCCTGCCAACTCGTAAGCCGTGACATTCGACACCACGTCCCTGTCCTCCAGCTCATCGAGCATACCCGCTATATACGTCGCCGCATCCTCGGCACCGTACGCTGCCTCCACCTCAGTCACTTCTAACTCAAGAGTGACTAAGAACTGTTTAATCATAACACCTCCAAGTGAACAAAAGCCGAACGTTATTTCTTAGCTCGGCTTGACAAGTACCCTAGCCCTAGCTACAATCTAATTGTCTTCGGTTGCTTGGGCGAGGGGAATGCTTTACTTGAGGAAAGCGTCGATGCCACGCTTAATAAACGCATCCTCATCTTCGATCACCAGCTTTGCATCTTCGGCGCTGGCGTAGAACACCGGATCGCTGACGGGTACACCCTCAGACTCGAACAGTTCTTCTGCTTCCTCTTTCGAGTCAGCATCCACCGCATACGTTGTTTTCCACAGCTCGATTGCTGTCACATAATACTTTGACATTTTAATTTACCTCCTCTTTAACTTCCCAACCTTACTGATCGACTTATGATTAGCTTAATTAATCACAGTCACGGTAATCAATGTGAGCCAGATTGACTCGCTCACAATACTCGAACTCTAACCGAACCTCGATACCAGACTCGCCAGTTATCACGAGTTGTAACTCATCGTCGGACGGTTTCGCATCAAGCCAAGCATCCTTGGTAAAGCAGTACGAGTACGACAATCCGCTTTCTCCGTCGATGGCGCACACTTTCAGTACCGTATCGTCGTCGTCGGCGTCGTCCAAGTCACCTTTGTTATACCATACCGTACACAGTTCCGATCCCAGTAACACATTTATGTCACCGCACTTAAATAACCGATTAAAATCTTTCTTATTCATAACTCCTACTTTGAGTGCCCACCCAATAATATTTTGCCATAGTTCCTCCTTGAGTGTCGACACTCATAACGACCACAGTGATTTATAATCTTGGATCACCAGCTTCTTGCACTGCTCGGGAAGCTGGTCGAACGGGATGCGTTTACCGAGGTGGTTCTTGCGCCCCATCGCCGGAGCGTAGCCCCACTTATTCGTATCGATACTGCCCTGATTCTCACCGTGCTGACCGAAACCTTGCGGGTGGAACGGATTGCTGCTCATCCCGACATACCAGCAGCTGCCTCCGGTACTGCGTCGATAGTTGCCGGTGTACACCACCGTGTACCTGTCCCAAGTCTCGCCGCCGTTATCATAACACCGGACGTACTTGGGCACACCGTCCGGCATCAGTCTTTGTTCACGATTGTTTGCCATCATTAACCTCCGTAGTTTTGCACAAGAACTTGCCGTCCTTGTATTCGTGGGCGATAAGTCCTTTCGCTGTTAAAGCCAAGACCTGCCCTTTGTACTCACCGTGGATCACGACCGGAGAGTCCCTAAGATAAATCTCACCGTGCCGACGACGGACGCACTCACTCAGGATGAACACCTCCAGCGCCGACAACTGCTTGATTACTTTCTCCGGATACTCGTGATGCTTTATCAGCACATCTCTGCACTGAGCAGCCATACTAGACATACGCTCTCTCCTCCTCCTCCTCCTCCTGCTTGGTCGGCTCGAATAGAAAATTGAGCGTCTTGCTACCGCCCTCGACAAAGAAAGCGGCAAGGTCTCCCCGCATATGGCAGACGTTTAACATCCGGTCGATGACTACCAGTTTCTCTTCGGGGGTGCGAGCGCACAGCATCGGTGTCACCAATGCCTTTAACTGCGGCAACCCGTAGTCACTGATGATGTCGCCCTCGGTATCGTGAACCCCAAAGTCCGACTCGTAGTATAGTTGTTCGTCCTCCTCGGAGATGGTAATCTCCTCCAGATCTGCGATCTCTCTGAACCCGCAGTGGGTAGCGTGGCCGGAGAGAGCGTTATGCACTTCGAGTTGAGCCAGATTGATAACCATCTGCGTCTCGAACTGATCGACCATATCTTTGTCGGCCTTGCCGAACGCGGCGTAGTCGTTCCACGTCTTGACTAAGTCCTTAGCAGGGATTACCTCGAACTTAAAACGCTTGGTACGGTCGGTCTTGTACTCGCAGAACAGCTGCCAGATGTACAGCTGCTGCGCGTCGTACTCGTTATGGTACATATACCACGCAGTCTCTTGGTCGGGAGCATCGCCGGAGTACCATTCACCGAACTTGTAGTTTTCGCCCGTCATTATGTAACCTCCAGCCCTTTAAGGCTATCGAAAATCCCCCGAACCATTTCATAGCTCGGGGTTTGAACACGGAGAAGTCTGCCCACTGGGTCATATAGACAGCACCATCGTCCACAACAGCGACCATCCATCCGTCGTACGGCAGGATATAACCCTCGTCACGGCAACCCATACCATCGTCCCACCAGACCCAGTAGACCTCTTTTACGCTGGCCTTGCGTTCAAGTACCCAGCGCAGGTTCTTGACGTGTCTCGCTTTCAGAGACCCGTCCTTACGTTTGCTAATTACTACCGGCATAAGACCTCCTAGTAGATCACGTACGCCAACAGCTCCAGCGCTTCTGTGGGGTTCTTGCTCCGGATACAGTACTCGATGAACTCTTTCCGGTCAGCGATCCGCATTTCGTGAAACATCTTCTTGGATTGCTTCTGCTGGCCGACGTTGTACACGTCGAAGATGTGCTCGTAGAAGTCTCCCGTGTCGTCAGCTTCGTAGTACCGGACGAGAGCGCCGATACTTCTGGTTCTTATTCCTTTTGACATAGCTTTTTGTCTCCTGTTGTTTTGATTTTAGTCTCTCGGAAATAACGGCAGCTCGACTGCTTCCGCCATCCATTTAATGTCTGCGTCGATCCACAACTTAGCTTCGTCGATGACGTATTGCCACTCGTTGCGTCCTGTACGCAGGTGAACCGTACCCTCTCCGGTGTCAAAGTCATCACCGTGGTCAGGGCAGAACCCGTACACCGAAGCGACCACCTCACCCTCACCGTTTCGGATGACATAGCAAGCGACGTTGCCGGTCAAGTAATCGTCGAACACCCTGACCTCAGAGCGAAGTATTGCCTCCGCTCTGTTAGACAGCACCTGTGATACGTGGTGGTAGTTAAGAGTCACGGTCTTGGTCTGGTCTTTGTGCTCGCCGCTCCGGTGCGGGTCGAAGTCGACCACCAAGTGTACTCGACCGGCCTTAAGCACCCGCCCCCAGTCTCTGTCAAAACCGCGCCACCGCACGTAGTCGCCTTTCTTCGGCTTACGCTTCGAGTCGGTACTGAACAAAGTCTGCTTGTTGTAGCCGGTCTCTTTCAAGAATCGCTCTCGGGTACAGAATATCACACCCACCTGTCCCGAGTCCCACGGACAGGAGAACCCGTCCGTGTTGATCGTGATACCAGAGTGGTCGTACATATACACCGGCAGTATGACAGCGTTCTCGTGCGCCTTTTTGTGTATGTATTCCTTGACGAACCGCTCGCTGCGCCAACGCCCTTTCAGTTTGTACACGTCCTCCCAGTTACGTTGTTCGAGGTCGTCGAAGCTGACACCTGCCAGATGCTCCAGCAGCTCCTCGTAATCCGAGAACTCGTTCTCGTCCGGACTGGTGTAGTGCTTGTGCCACCAGATGAGCGTCCCAAGATTGTCTTGATCCCTGCGGGGGTGGTGGAACGCTTCGTCCTCACCCTCGATTGTTATCGAGTATCCTTTGTACTCGATCTTCTCTATTTCGTAGGCCATTTGAACCTCCTAAATTCTGGGGAGATAGGTTGTCAGCGGGTAGTCCAGCTTCGACTGGATTTCTTTCGCTAATTCGTGAGTCGCTTGGTTGCGACCGTCGTAGCCGTACTCGTCGGAAGCGCAGAACGCCAACCATTCCACCATCATCCGTGTCACATCCTGCTGGTGTGTACGGTGCTGTACGCGCATCTTTTCGATGAACTCCGGATGACTCCGATCATACGTACCGGCCACCTTGACCAGATCGTTGACCAATGCCTCCGCTTGTCTCAGCTTTTCCTGTTGGTTTTCCCACTGCTCGATTGTCATATTGTCGTCTTTCATAGTTTAATCCTTTACTTTTCTTTCAAGTATGAAAGTTTTTAACACCTGTTGTCTCGGCTTGACAGGGTGTTACCCTGTGCTACCATTTAATTGTATCCAGTTGCTCGGTCGAGGAAGTTGCTTTAGCGTAGGCGTACATCGCCAGCTCTAAAAACGATACTTCAACCTCTTCCTTGTAGTAACCGGATTCACCAGTTCTGATTCTAATCAGTAACCGGTTGTTGAGCCTGTCCTCTTCCAGACTACCGACGGTGTAGAAGTTATTCCCCACCTTGGCTGTTATCAAGCCTCGAAGAAACGCAGCCTTATCCTCATCAGTGAACATTACGCTACCTCCATCCTATCGAGTACTTGTTTCGTACGTTGATTCGTCCACCATCCCCGACATACCACAGATCACCATCGATCAGCACTTCCTCCAGCACCCGTCGCAGCTCTGCCATCGAGCGCTCTTTCGTTTGGTGTCCGAAAAATTCAACCAGTGTAGGCACTGTGTCACGGACGCTTGAGGCTCTGCCGAAGTAGATTTTGTACCGACCGTCTGTAAATTTGTGGAAGTCGGCTTGCGTCTTTAACTTTCCGACGTGTATCTTATTACCGTCCCAGATACCCAGCTCTCCGAGTATTGCAACGATACGATCACGCACTGCTTGTCGTTTCTCACGCTCCTCCATTATCGTCACCTCCTGAAATAACTTCCGGATGGCAGACCGGACACATATCGTCCAGTATGATGCCGCACGGTTCGGGCGGGGCAATGTTCATTTCCTTACGGACATCTTTCGCCAGCTCGGACTCGGCGCGTAACGCCCCGAAGTGTCCCTTGCCGCATTTCCACGCGATGCCTCCGGCCTTGATTACTTCATCGATCTCGCGCAAGCTGGTCTCCATCGACTCTTTGCATTTGTCGCACGGTTCGTTCGACGGGATACGCTCGAACTCGTCCAGCTCTACCTTGTTGTCAAACCCGACGTGGCCGCAACTCGGGCATTTGTCGTTGGCCGACATTCCATAGCCTACCGTATTGCAGCTCCCGCAGCTGCTCTTCCAGTTACGGTTACCGATCATTGCGATCCCGTTGTAATCCCCACCGCAGATTTGGCAGAACATCATACGGGGATTGATCCCACGTTTAGGATGTAAGTAAAGAGTCATAACTCCTCCCTTGAGTGTCGACACTCATAGCGTTGGCGGCAGCGACAGCCACCGTCTTTACCAGTTCCCACGTCAGGTCTTCGTTCGACAGACCGAGCGGCGGGTTGACGATTTGTTCAGTGGCTTGGAAGTTACCGCAGAGACCGCAGTGACAATCTACCAAGTCGATGACAGTGACAGAGACTGGGGACAGTTCCCCAGTCTTAATAAGTTGATTCCGAGTGAGCTGGTATGCGGGTTTGGGGACAGCTCGTTTAACACGGTCTTTTGCGAATCCGATCACCGGCAAACCGTGGCCGTTCATTCTTACGTTGTACATAGCTTGAACTCCTATTATTAAGTTGTATTTGCACCTGACGGTACACGGACAGGTTCGAGCCTCCACATCGAACCTGCTAGTCTATCGTCAGTTATCCGTCTTTGAACAAGCGGTCAGTTCGCGCATCGCTGGTAAGGTAGCCCAGCGACACGACTTCCAGTATGCTTTGCAGCAGAGTTATGACGGCAACTATCCAGAACTCCCGCAGCTCCCGCTTGTCTTGGTACCGTGTCTTTCTAATCAGCGCCATTGTTTTCCTCCTCGTACAGCGCCTCGTCGGGTAAGGTGTATGCCCAGTAGCCCTTGTCGGCCTCGACCTCTCCCGAATCGGCATCCACTTGGTTCGGGTAGCACGGGGAGCACATCGAGCGGAAGCATTTCTTCCACTTCGACCAGACCACCTGAATCACATCCTCTCGGGAGATGGCCGCATACCCGTGTTTCCCCTGTTCGTTCGGTTTGTAATCGTGAAAGCCGAAGTCGTCCTCGGGAGTCGCCTCGACCCAATCCCCCAGCAGATAAGTGGCATTGTCCGACTCGAATCCCTCGGTGAAAGCAGCGTGATCCGTACCGTCCTCGCATCCCCACTCTTTGCAGTCGTGGTCGGCCAGTGCGTCTTCAAAGGCGATGTTGATAGCATCCCCGTACATCTCCTCGTCGACGATCCAGTCCAAGTCTACCTGACGATTGTATTTCTGGTAGACACCAGTGTGCATTTGAGTCACGTCGATCCCGTAAGGCACGGTCTCGGATTTACGTTCTTGTGACATAGTTTAATCCTCCTTTACCGAATTTTTGGCTTCCGCAAGTGCGTTGATAGCGTCACGGCTTCGCCTGTATTCAAACTCGGTAATCCTCCTCGGGGACAATGCACACGTGACAGTAATCTGAATCCGTGGTTGCCACCGTCCATTCGCAGACCTTGCACCCCTTTCGGGGCGGCAGGTCTAACTTGACCTCGTAAGCACGTTCTGACTGGGTGAATGTTTCCCCGTCTATGACAGGGTACACCCAGACCACGAACGTACCGTTATTCTCCTCACTGTCGGAGATGCTGACATCGTGGAAGTCATCGAGCTGATGCCACTCGTCGATCAGCATATCCAACGGATGCTCGTTCAATACTCGGAGCGCCAGTGCCTTGGCGGCATCCTGAGTCTCCGGACTGTTAGAAAACATAGCTAATCCTCCTCCCCCGTCGAGTTTGACCTCGATAGCGTCGATCATCGGGGTGTCACTGAACGTCACTACCACCGGACGAATCTTGTAGATAGCATTCGGCAGTACTTTGCTTAACTCCACAGAGCGACGAATCGCTTCATCCTCTGTGTGGTACGCCTGTCTCAGTAGCACCCATCCGAGGCCGTTGTCCTCCTGTATCGTCCAAAACTGTTTAGAAGACATCGATCTTTCCTCCTTGAAGTACCTCGATAGCTTTGCGCCGGTCGGCTTCTTTGATGTCGAAGTACTCCTTAACCCAGCCCGAAACCGCTCGTTCGGCTGCCCGCGCGACTGTACGCAGCGTTTCGTGGGTCGGGAGGGCTTCCGCTTGCTCCTCGACTTTGGAAACGGCCACAGAATCACGCTTGATAACTTTGATTCGTTGTTTCATAGTTTTTAAGTTGTATCTTGGATTTGCACCTTGACGATGCAGATAATGGTACGAGTGTCGACACTCGTACCATCCTCGGCATATTCAAAATGTTAGCCTTTGGCCGCACGGGTGACCGCAGATTTGACGTTGGAGGCAGTCGGCGCGACCATCAGTGGGACTACGGCACCGTCGCCTTTTCTAAAGAACCACGTCCGGCTGTTGCCGGAGTACGTAGCGGAAACCTGTTTGATCGCCGCCAGTCGACGGACTTCCTGTTTGTCGATGATGTTACTTTTTCTCATAGTTTGATTTCTCCTCTATTCGTTTGATTAATTGTTGCCTAACTTCGTCGACTTTGTCAACGATGTTCCATTTATAGCGCTGACACCCGATGTGGAATGTCTTGGCCTTACTCTCCGGTCTGGTGCTGTAATACCGTGGTGTGTTCGTCGAGTATTTCCTGTAACGTCTGGATGAGCATCGGCAGGGACTCTGCCTCGACAGCGATGGTTGCCCGACCGATAACACCTTTGCCGGTGATCGGTTCGAGCAGTACGATGCCGCCATTATCGCCGTGCGACCGGATCATTGATAATACCGGCAACACGGAGATGCCGGAGCACTTGAAAGTACCGTTACGACCTAAGAACCAAGTGTTCTCACCTTTCCATAATATTTCAGTTATCGCCATAACGACCTCCTAGTTTTGAGTCTGGTGCTGCCAGCAGTAGCCCTCGCCTTTGACCTTACGGGTACAAGTGCCTCCCGATTTGGTCTTCGCTCCGCAAATATGCGACGGAGCTTCGACGGGTTCTACCGACTGGTTCTTGACCGGACGGTTGATCGACACGACCCGCACCGGTTCGCACGGTTGCGGTGTCGAAGTTGCTTGCGTCGAGGCACAGGCCGAAGCCAATGCCCCGATTACGATGATCGCGTAAACACGTTTCACGGTGTAACCTCCTCGTTCGCCTCGCTGTCGGGACGAACATCCTGAATGTAGCGGTTATCCTCGCAATCGAGACAATAACCGTATTCGTACTCCTCGATGCCGCCCAAAGACACATCGAAGTCGGTTTCTGCCGGAGCATTCACGTCAACCCAGAGTTTGATCTGGACACGGTTGCCACGACAAGTTTCGCATTCCCACATATAGGAACCTCCTCTATCTTGGATTTATGCTCTGATGAACATAATACAAGGCTTGAGTGTCGACACTCAAGCCTTGGTTTACATC